CACAAAATCAGTAGCGTTTACCAAGGTCGCCCAAGTGGCAGTATCCTTAGCCAATAAATCCAGTAACGCCGATTTGGAAGCATTCGGCACGTTAGACAAATCCATATTGGCTTTGCCGGCAAGCGCCCCTGTAAACTCTGCCGCTTGGGCAGTGCTTGCTGGAATAGCGGCGTTATAGGCGCAGACCCACGGATACTTGATATTTCCCATAGGAGTACCCGCGGCATAACCTTTGGCTTCCCAGCCCCATCCCATACCAACAGCACGCAAATCCTGCTTTGTAAAACCAGTAGTAGTTAGATTGTAAACATCAATCCCAAAGTCGTTATAACTTGTTCTGCTTGTTGATTGCACGCTGGTTAAAACTAACGGAACACTCGCAAACGGCTTAAAGAACGTGATATTTTCAATATTTACGTTGGTTTCATATCTGGCTCCCTGTTCAAGCCAGCCGTCAGAATACAAGTTATACCAAGAAGGGGATGTTGCTGTGGGTTGTTTGCTATCCACCAAGACGCGCCCACCCAACTTATACTTGGGCAAACGCAAGGAGCCCTCCACCTCGTCCACCACATAGAACAGACACCCCTGTGCCGTGTTTACCAGTTCGTCATAAACTGCCTTGGTTTTGCATAGTTCAGGGTGACTTTTGACCCACGCGTAAAAATCGGGGTACAGCGTGGAGGCGTTAGGATAATACTCGCCCGTCCAAAGCGGCAAACAGCCGGGGTTGTCTTTGGCTAATGAGGACTGGCTCCACACTAACTGCCCGATAGCAAGTCCACTGGAATTTTGCGCGCTTTGCGCCGCGTCCTGCGCGCTGGCCGCCGCTTTGGCGGCCCAATGCCGGGCAGAATAAACTTGTTCTTCGCTCATAATGCCCTCCTAACTGTTCAGCACGGAAACATCCACCGCTTGGTCTTCCGGCGCATTGGCCAGTTGTTTACACAATTCGGCCAAAGCCTGTGCCTTGGTTTGGGCCGTTTGGGCGGAAGTTGCACTGCTAGACGCCGCCGTGGCACTGTTCGCCGCATTCGTAGCCGATGCGGCCGCTGCCGTTTCACTTTGCCCTGCATTGGTGGCCGAAGTAGCCGCTTGCGTAGCCTTTCCAGCCGCGGCCGTCGCACTCGCCGCCGCGCTGGTGGCGGAACTGGCCGCATCCTCAGCTTTTTCGCTTGCCGTTTGGGCGCTGGTGGCCGCCGCAGTAGCGTTGGCCGCAACATCCTCCTTGCTGCCTGCCGCTGCCGTAGCGCTTTTAGCCGCCTTGGCCGCCCAATGTTTCGCAGAATAGATAGTCGTTTCGTCTGCCATAATTTAGTTCTCCTGTGTTTCTTTTATCTCGTCTAACAAAATAGCAATATCCACCGGCACATCTTCATCCGCACCGGCTATATTGCGTGCGCACCGCGCAATTTGCAAGGTCTCGTCTTTCAAGTCGGAGGCTTGGGATAAAGCCTTTTGGGCCTCTGCCTGCGCTTTTTGAGCCGTGTCTTTCAGTTCGTTTAACTGCTCTAAAAAGCCTTCTGCACTGGGTTTTTCCTCAGCGCTCACGGGGTAACAAATGGCGCGGGCCATTTGCTCTTGCGCTTCCTGGACCAAACACGTCAATTTGTCAAAACCCCGTTCCAGTTCTTCGGCATCCAACGCGTGGCCGCTTTGCAAATCAAGTTCTTGCGTGGGGGGAGTTTGACGCAAAAGCGTCAGCGTATATCCGTCCGCCAACGCTTCCATGCCACTTTCCAAGGTCGGATAAGTAACACTGTCCAATGTATCGCTAAATGCAAAATTTTTTGTAATTTCGCTTTCCACTCCTTGTGGGGTGGTTAGAAATAGGCGCAGGTGGCTGCCGTCCGCCAACGGAAACGTGATCCCAAACATGCGGTTTTCGCCGTTGCCCTTGTATTGTAATTTGGTGGTTGTATTCGCTACGGTCATTTTTGGCTCCTAGTACCAGAGGGTAATTTTAATCCCGTAAGTGTCGTCAGCCAAAATCGTATTGCCCTCAAATTCGCTGGCAGAAATTGCATAGTAAACGGTGGCAAAGTTTCCGCTTCTGTTCCCGTATCCAACCGCGGAGTGCAGAGGAGTGCACCATACAGTGCCGTCTGCGTTGCACAGTTCCAACGTGATAAACTTATATTCCCGGGTGCCGATATTGGTGCGGAAGTTGCCTGTTCGGGCTGCCTTGCTATAACCTCGCTCGTTATATACCACTAGCCCGGTTAGTCCAGTGCTGCTTCCGCTTCCCGTGTCTCCCGTAAAATTAATTGTTCCGTCGGCCGCAATACTCACATTTGGCCCAGGAATTAAGGTTTTTTGTTTGCCGTCCAGGGCGGCTTTAATCACTTTGTTTTGCACTGGGTTGGTGCTCTCGCTGTCCAGGGTGCTATCTACCGTTATGCCCGTTCCACCGTTTCCGCCACCGGCGCCCGTTATGGAAATTATATCGTCCGTAATATCTACGCCCGGTCCGGCTGTTAAGATGTTTTGCTTCTTGGCAATAAGGTTGCGCAAATCATTATGTGCTGTTTGGCTGGCATTGTGTTCATTTACGGACGAAGAAACCTCCTGCGCGGCATTTTTGGCTTGCGTAGCCGCGGTTGCCGCCTGCTGGGCTGCGCCGGCGGCCGCTTGCAGAGAAGCGGCAATTTTGCTCAAATACTCCTCGGCTGTATGTTCGTTTGTTTCACTCACCTTATAGGTCAGCGCGCGGGACATCTTTTCGCTTAGTTCCTGCAATACATACGTTAGTTTGTCAAACCCCCGTTCCAGTTCTTCGGCGTCCAATGCGTGGCCGCTTTGCAGGTCTATGTCTTGCGTAAGCGGCGTTTGGCGCAAAATGGTAATTTTGCAGTCTTTGGACAGCGTAGGCACACGGCTCCCTACCGTTGGGTACGTCAGTTGCTTTTGGGCCATATTAACGGTAAACTGCCCGTCTGCACTGGTTTCCACGCCCTCGCTGTCGGTTATCACCACCCGCAGATCCGCGGCGGATAGAATGGGGAAAGGAATCCCAAATGTGCGGTTTTTTCCGTCCCCAACGTAAGTTATTTTTGTAGTGGTATTAGATACGGTCATTTCCTTGCTCCTTATTTTTTGGTATTGGTGGCAATTTGTGCGCGGTTTTCGGTGTAGCCCAGCATTTGTAGAAATCCGCGCATCGGGTTTTCTCCGCTGGCAATATCTGCCGTGCCCGTGGCAAAGCCCTTGGCATATTTGGTAGGAAGCCCGCCGATTAATTGCCCGCCTTCCACTAGCATATTCAATACATCTTCGGCGGCTAAATCGTCCTTTACGGCCATTTGTCCCATTTTGAACAGTTCGCTTACTACCGGCAGTTCCGGGCGTTCCATACGCACTGTATGGTCAAACATCTTTGCTTTGGCCACTTGGGCGGCCGTCCCCACGGCCATATCCAGCACGGGCAAACAGCCGGCCATTTGCACAAACGGGCTAAAAAACAGTTCGTCCGCCAGTATTTCGTCCGCATCATCATCGTCATAATACCAGGCCAAAAGCCCCAGCGTTGTCAGGGCGGAGTACATCCACGAGTTAAACAACCCGTAAATAGCCACCACCTTGGCCAGTTGCGCGCGGGAAATTTCCCCACGTTGGTATTCATAAATTGCGTCGGCAATTTTGCGGGCGTACTGGGCGGGCGTATTCTTAAAGGCAAACAGTCCGCGCACGATAAAGTTCATATCCCGCGCCTGCAAGGTAGATAAACTGCTTCTCGTATTGGCCTGTTGGCTTCTCAGGGTGGACTTTCTAAACTCGGCAAACGCTTCTTTTTTACTCATTCCCTTGGTCTGCATTAAATAGTCCACATACGGCTTGCCGCCAAACATAATAGCGCCCACGTCGCCTAAGCGCGTATTAATTGTTAATAGGTCGGTAAAGCGCAGGAATTTACCCCGGGCCGTAAGGGCGTTGGCATCTGCGGTGGCGCGGGCCAAAGCCTCGTTCATAGAGCCGCTTTCATACCGCGCTTTCAAATACGGGTCTCCGGCCATCATAAAGGCCACCGTTTCTTTGGGGTGCATAATGGCCTTGGTAAATCCGCTTACCCATTGGGTGGCCGGCATATTTTCCGCGTAGTTTATGGCCGAGATTAACTGCTTTACGGCAATCGTTGGCTTTAAGGCAATCGCGCCCTTTACATAGTTGTTGGTCAGCCAGTCGCCCAATTTGTCCATTTCGTAATTAAGCCGCGGCTTGGTTACGCTAAACTGGTCAATGAGTTCCAGCATACGCTTGTAGCAGTCCTCGCCCACCTGCTCAATAATCGCGGGTTTTAACACCGGGCTTTTGAACACGCGGCGGATTTGGTTTAACTTTTCCGCCTTAAAGGTGTAATCGGCCGCACGGTCAATGTGGGTGAACAAAATGCCAAACGGGTTTTCCAACTTCATTTGCACAAACGCGCTGCTTACGCGCATTTTGGTAAAAGACGGGTTTTTGCTCATAGCGGCGGCCGCGTTTAAAAAGTCCAGTTCACTTTCCACCCGCTCCGTTTTGCTGGGGAAATAATTTTCCACGCGGGGCAAATCGTAGCCGCGTTCTTTTACAAACACGCTGTTAATTTGCGCGTAGGTTTTTTTCGCCTCTTTTTGTAAAAAATCCCCCAAGGCCCTGTCCTGCTTATCTAGCAGGGCAAACATATCGTTTAATTGGCCCCCGTACTGGTTTAATAAGCGGTCCATTAAGTTATCGTTCTTGGCATAGATATAGGCCGTAATAATTTGCAGTTTGTTCAGTTCCTCGGGGAAGGCTTCGCCCGTTCGCTTTATGGCTCCGGGGTTGGTGTTTTTATCCACCAGGGCATAATTGGTAAACGTATATTTTTCGTTGCGCAAGGCGTTCATTTTGTTTTGCACCTCGCGGTTGCTGCCCAGCCCGTAAATGCGCTTTACGCCGTCCATAATTTCCGTTCTGCGCTGCCAAGTGTAGGTAATGGTATCGGCTTCCAGGTTGAGCATAGAGTATTTTTCCTTGGTTTCTTTATCCGTTACCATATCCAAGAAACTTTCCCAGTTGGCTATCCAACTGGCGTACATCTGCTTTAACTTGCCGGCCTTTTTATTTTTTTTGATAGCGCCCAACACTTCGCTCTTGTCCTGTTCGGTGCGGTAATCTTTAATCATTTTTTCCAAACTTTTAGCCTCTCTGCCGGCCTTGCGCAGGGCGTGGATATCCTCGTAAGCCTGCTTAAACAGTTGGCAGGACACGTCCTTGCGCGCATAAGCCTGTATGGAAAGCATTTCGTTAATAATTCTATCCGTCGGGCTGGTGGGTTTATCTACAAGCATACGGTTTTGCAATTCGTCGGCGGCGCTTTGCGGCCCCAAATGTGCTACGCGCCGTAATTCTTCCAAGGCGGTCATTGTGGCCGGGTCCGTCATCGCTCGGCGGAAATTGCCCCGGCGGTCAAACAAGTTCATATTCAAAAGGGCTTGGATTTTGCGGTTCATATACTGCTTATAATTGTCCTCTTGAATTTCGCGTGCTTTGTCTATCAGTTTGTCTATTTCATTTTTCCAAAGCGAGCGTTGGCGGCTAGCGTTGCGCGCGTACTTGGCCACCAGGCGGCGCACTTGGTCGCTTTCCAACCCGCCTTGTTTGCGCAGTACGCTTTCCATAGCCCGCATTAGGGCGGCTTCCAATTTTGGCTCCGCTTCTTTTAACACCTTTTCGGCGGCGGTTCGCCGGCGGGCCACTTCTTCGTCCGTCAGGTTTTCGTAAAGTTTCAGTTGCCCGCTGGCGGCCATAGTCTGCACACGCCAGGCCTGCTGTATCTTTTCGTCCACGTGTCCGATAGATTCGGTATAAGCGCGCAGCAGTTCGGCGCGCACGTTGTCCCAATTTGTATTGGGCAAATCGGTGCGCCGGCGTTCCTCCTGCCCCTCGTTCGTGCGGTCGTAGGCGTCCTCCAAAAAGTCCAGCGCACCCGCGGCCGCGGTTTGTATTTCCTCAAAGGTCTTGGCGTTTTCCAACTGTTTAATTAAACCGTCTTTGCCCTCAATTTGCCGCTTGTTGAGTTCGGTAATTAAGTGGCGCTTAATCTTGCGGGCCGCATCCAAGGTGGCGGCGGAGGCCTGTTCTTTGGCTTGTGTAGTAGCGCCCTTGGGGTCCAACTTTTCGGCCAAGCGGTTTAGTTCCCCAAGCCGCAGGGAAAAATCCGCCAGGTCGCGCTTTTCCACCACGCGGTAGCCCTTTTCTTCCAGGTCTAAAATAGCCTTTAAGGTCTTTTTGGCTTCGCGCGGGTCGCCCCACACGTCGCGCACGGTATTCACAAGGGCCTTGTAGTTTTCAAAGTCCTGCACCTGTTTTTCCGTGCCCACGGGGTAAATAACTTCGCCGTTTAACGCGCGGTCTATCAGGTCGTAGGCCTGCTGGTTGATACGGTCCTGCTCCTCATAGGTCCGCCCTTCGGCCTCGGTTAGATATCCGTGGTCGGCCAGCCACCGGGCCGTGTCATCGCCAATGCCGCCCTTTTTATTAAATACGCGGGCATTTTTATAGGCTTCTTTATCAATTTGTCCGGCGTTGGCATATTCGGCCCCATAGCGACGCAAATCTTTAAGCAAATGATTCGTGGGCAGTTTGGGCGCGGGCGCATCTAATGTATTGACGAGGTCTTTAATTTGTTCCAATGTAAAATCGCCCCGCGGGCTGCCTTGGCGGATGTTGTTAATTTGTTGTTTTAATTTATCCACCTTACCCGTAAACAGTTTACTGTCCACGCGGCGGGCCTCTTTGGCCAAGAGTTTATCAAAGAACTCCTGCACCTCGGGCGAAAGTTCCACACCCGTTAAGGAGCCGTAAATCTCGCGCAGCCAGGCGGCAAATTTTTCAAACAGGTTTTTGTAGGTCGCGTTAGGGGCTTTGCCGTTTTGGAAGTATTTTTCGGCCTTGGTGGCAAAGTTTTCCCTAAACCCGCGGCGTACAAATTGGGCGGTTGTGTCGTTTTCGTCTAACACATCACTAAACGCCAGGCGTTTGATGTATTCGTTCCCGCCGCGCTCTTTAATGGTTTGTAAAACGCGGGCGCGGGCGGTATCGTTTAGCAGTTTGGTTTTGCCCAAATACTCCATTACAAAGGGCGCGCTGTCCGCGTGGATTTGCCGCAGGTTCTGCATCAACTGCAAAAACGCAGGGTCTGTGCTGGCTTTTTCCGCCCGGTAGAGGTCGCGTTCCCAAATATGGAAATACTCGTGAATGGCGGTAGATTTATTGGCAGAAGTGCTGGCTACAATAATAGCGCGGTTGCTGTCTTGGGCAAAAACCACCTTCCCCAAAAAGTCCGGCTGGGCCACATTCTGGCCAAAATCAAACGACGTGTCGCCCTCGCTTTCCGCGTAAAGCGTATAGCCGCGCGGGGTTTCGGCCGTTTTTAACGTGTTAAAAAAGCGGTCAAACGCGGCCGCAATAGCGGGCATTTCCGTATCGGTCGGATACGGGAAACGTTCTTTCCCGCCCAAATAGGCCTCCGGGTTTACAATGTTGGCCAAGTAATCGTTGGAGTGTCCCTCTTGCTTGGCCTTATAAATCAAATAACTTTCAAAGGCGCGGGCGGTCATTTCCGTGCGGGTACTCCAATAGGGCTTTGAACGCAATTTATCCAAGTTTACACTACGGCTGTAAAACGTGTCCGTAATGGCTTTTAATACACCTTGGTAAGCCTCTTTCATTTCCGGGCGCAAGGCGCTGTTAGCCTTGGGGTTTTCCGAGGTCATTTCGTTTTGCCCGTCCTGTCGGCTAAAATAGTTATCCAAGGCGTGCCACCATTCGTGGCCCAAACTGCCCGCACCGTTCTTTTTATTTAAGTTGATAACCACTTGGTCGCGTTCGTAATGGGCCAGTTCATTGGCTTTGCCGCGTGCGCCAAAGGCCAGCCCCAGTGTGCCGTCCAAAGACACCGCCCGGGCCGGTATGCGGATAATATCTGCCATATCCAACAGCGCATCATAAGCATTATTTAAGTCTTGCGCGCGGCGTTCCTGTTCCACCCAGTTGCCAAACTGTACGCCGCGGAAGCCAAACTCTTGGCTAAACCGCTCCGGCGTGATAACCGTTCCGGCCGGGCGGTATTCCTTGCCCACGCGCGGCGCGTTGGTGTCGCGGCGGACGGGGTAAATTTTGCGCTTTTCGGCCAAAAGGGCTTCTAAATGCGCTTGGTTTTTAGTCAAAAAATCAAACGCATCCTTTACACGTTCAAAGCCGCCCTTTAAGTCAATAAATTTGCCTGTGGCAATTTTCTTGCCAATGATAATTTCGCCCGTGTCGCGCCTTTGATAGACGTCCAATTTGGTAGGTGCTTTGGCGGGCGCGGCCGACTGCGCCAGCATTTTGCGGGCCAGGGCCACCATTTCGGCCCGGTTTTGCGAACCGGCCACCCGTTTATATCCGCGTTCCAGTAAATATATCTTTTGGGGCTCATTAAAGCGTTGTCCGTTAAACATTAAAAAGTTGCCCGGGCGCAAGGAGTATTCCTTGGCCTTGGTAAATGCCGGATAGCCCAGTTCTAGGTAAAAAGCCACGCGGTTGTGGATAGCATCCGTTTGGTCTGTTTCTTTGAACAGGTTTACCATTTCCGAATGTTGCAGCACTTGGTTGGCCGTTTCGCGCGCCGCCTTTAAGCCCTCTACCCATTGGGCCGCGCGGGCGGGGCGTTGCGGCTTAACGGGCAGGCTGTCGCGCAAAGCCTTTACAATAGCCAGTTGTTCGGTTGTAATGCCCTTGGCTATGGCCGCTTCGTAATTTGGTTCCGGGAAGTATTGGGATAGCGTAATACTGCGCACGTCGGCGGGCAGTTCGCTCGTCATAGCGGCGCGGTACTTGCCCCACATATCCTTGCGGGCCCCTAAAATCTTTTCGCCAAAATCCTCTATGCGCTCGGGCTTGCCCGTGGGGGTAAAGGGCGGCAAGTCCTGTTTTAATTCTTCTTCGCTAAAAAGCCCGTCTGCCGTCTCTTTGAGTTCGCTGTCCTCTTGCGTGAGTGCGGTCCGTTCCTCCACATTGACCTGCGTATCAAACAAACTCTGCTGTTTATCAAACAGGTTTTGCTGGATATTAAATAAATTTTCCTGCAACAGTTCAGACGGATTATTTGTTTTTCCGCTTTCTTGGGCCTTGACAACATCCTCTTTTGTTGTTATATTATCTATAAGAATGTCGTTACCTATGATGGCGGCTCGCGTAAGCGCCCCTGGTAATGACATTCTGTTTTTATCCCAATACAATACATTTCCTTTTTCTGCTGTCGTTTTCAAAAAAGTTTCGTAATTATTTCTTTCATAAACGGAAGGGATAAAAGTATATCCTCCTTTTCTAAGGTTGGGCGACACAATAGCCACCACAGGCTTTCCCTGCACTTCACTATCTAATACCGCCACAAAACTTCCGTTTTTAGTGTTGGAACGTAACACGGCCACCGGGTCAGAAAGTAGCGCGGGTAAATTATCTATCGTTTCTTGTGGCACATTATGATTATGCCAATCCTTATGTTCTGCTAATTCCTGCGGAGTTAAAAGCCCGAGGGCTTTACGCAGGGCAAGTTTATTGGTTTTCAATTCCTGTTGGGGTAGGCCAAGTTCTGTGTATAGTGGCGGAAGTTGTCCCATTTCCACCTGTTGCTTGTTGGATATGTTTTCATCAGACAATACAGTTTTTACATTTTCCTTAAACCGCTCTGCCGTTTGGGCATCCGGTCCGAAGATATCCGCAGTGCTCGGGCGGACGTTTTCTATGTCCTCTTTCAGATAGATGTTTGTCTTTCCGCTTTCTTGGGCCTTGACAAATTCTTCGTTATTAGTTATCCTATCTGTACTGGAACCCTGCCCGTAAGTGCTTAAATGCGCGGTGGCAGGGTTCCTTTTTACGTGTACATTATACAGGTCTAACAAATTTTTATCCTGCCCTTTTACGCGTTCCGTAGCCAATTCCACCAAAAAAGTATCTTCTCCAATTTTTACCGGGGCTTGGAAATACACATATTCTTCTACATTAGCCTTATGAGCCAATGTTTTTTTACTGGTATTATGGGACACGTCCACCGCGCCCTTTCTATCCGTTTTTTGGGCCACATTAACAATTTTTTCCAATGTGGTCAGGGCGGTTTGGTGGCGTTTTAATTTTCCATTTTTTAGTTTTACGTTAGAGTTTTTAATATGGACCTTGTTATCTGCCGTAATTTGTATTTGCAAGGGTGGGGTAGCCGTATCCATAGCAGGACCGATAAGGGCATTCAAGAAAGATTCCACTTGTTGGGCGCGCTGGTCTGCCGGCAATTTGGCAATGGCAGCAAACGGAGCCGTTAAATCTACCGCGGTAATATCCTCTTGCAGATAGATATTTGGGTTAGCGCTGTCAAAGGTTCCGCTCTTATTCCCCTTGATTTCTCGCATAATATCCGCTATACTAATAGTACCACCGCCAATGAACACCGGCTTTTTGCTAGGCGCATTGGGGTGGTTTTCTTTTGCCCAATTATCTATATGGGCGTCGCTGTCAAAAAAAGCAGTATCCAAGAAAACGCGCCCATTGGGCAAAATTTCTAAAACTGCACCCATTTTGCCCAAAGAAGTATTTACTTTTATTTTTACCTGCTTGCCTTGATATTCCCCGACATCCGGCATAAGAACGGCATACTCTGCGTTGTTTAGTTCCTTTTCCGCTACATCCAGTTGTTGGTCGGTTAAATGGTGTTTTTCTTTAATGTGTAAAGCCCACTCAAACGGTACATCAATTTGTACCCCGTCTTTGTTTGTAAAACGGTAGAAACTTTTATTATCTTCTTGTTTGTTTCCTTTGTTGTTTACGGCAAAATCTTTGAACTCTACCAAAGAATTAGCCTTGTTCTTATACATAGCGGCAGATTGAAACAAAATATCTTCTGGTTGTAAGTTGGCTTCCGCCAGTTTGCGGTCAAATTCCTCATTGGCGGTCGCTTGCTCTTGCGCTTTGCGCGCTTGTTGTTCCTCGTATTCGCGCTTCCATTGTTCGCGCTGGGCGGCCACGGAGGACTGCACGGCTTCGGTATTGTCTTGCACGGGGGCGTTTTCAAAATCCACTTCCGTCATTTCAAACTCGCCCGGTTTCAGGCCCGCCACGTTCAGCACGCTATTGGCGCGGCTTTGTTCCAGGTTGCCCAGCAGTGCCGCGCTGTCCGTATCGTAGCCGGCGGCCAAGGCTTTTTGCTCCGTGCGTTCCGCCACCTCATACATTTTGCGGGTGGTTTCCCTGTCCGGGTTGCGTGCCTTATCAACAGACTCCTTAAACGCCTGGGCCCCTTGTTCCACATCTCCATTGGGGTAAACAAGCGGGCTCGTGGCGTTGGATAAAATCTTATGCACTTGCGCGTTATTTTCCGGCGTAGCCGTTGCCTTGGCCATATTCAGGGCCATTTTGTCGGCCGTTTCTTTTTTAATGCCCTTGTCTTGCAGTTTTTTGCTCGCGCGGTTTACCAACGTAGCCACAGGCACAGCCGTTAAAGAGCCAATAACAAACGAATACCCAATACCCTGTAAGGTGTCGGCCAGGTCCTGCTGGCGGCCGCCAAAGTGCTGCATAATAATTTCCTCAGCGGTTTGCTGGGCGGCCTCTTCACTGCCCTCACTCAAAGCCGAGGCGGCAATACGCCCCAATACGCCCGTTTTGGTTAAACTCTTAAACAGCATTTCCATACCCAGTAGTTCAATGCCGCCCTCAAACGCACCGCCGGCAATGCCAGAGAGTAACGCCCGGTCCGGGGCCACGCCGTTTTGCAAGGCCTCTTCATAGTCCTGCTGCCCGGCCGTAGCGCCAAAGGCAATAGCGGCCGCCGCGGGGCTGCCTGTCAGCACCGTAAGGCCAATGGCCGCCATAAGGCTGCCGCCGGCGCCAAACAAATCGTACAGAAAGCCGTCCTTTTCGTTCTTTTCAATGCCGGCTAGTTCGCGGAATTTGGCGTTATTTTTGCTCATCACCAGCAAGGCATCCCGCCCCAATTTGCGGTTGTGCTCATAATCTTGACGGATTTGGTGCAGTTCCGCCAAATACGCATCGTAGAGGTCCTTTTTTCGTTTATCCAGGGTTTGCGCCCCGGGCACGGCCAAGGCTCCTTGGTTTAATTCCTCGGCCTGCTGGGCGTATTTGCGGCTGGTCGCGCGCGCAGCCTTGCTGTATTCGTATTCGTCCAGTATGGCGCCGATGCCGCCCGCCATAAGGCGCTCGCCCGACTGCCACATAGACACACCCGCATTGGCCACCGCGCGGTAAGGGGTTTTCCACCAGCGGTGGGTCGTATCGGGGATGCTTTCGTCCAAACGCTGGTAGGCAAAATAATTGTCTTTATTTTTGTTGCGCAGTTCGGTCTCAATGGCAAATTGTAAGTCCTGCGCGCGGCGCAAGGAGGTATTTACAATTAAGTTTTCCTTGGGCAAATATACGCTTCTGCGCTCCGGCTCCAAAGTGGCAAGCGGTGCGGGGGCAGTTAAAGGGGTTTTAGCGGTTTGTTCTTGTTCGTTCATAAAAGTTGCCTGTGTAATTCTTTGTTGTTTTTATCGCGTTTAATCAAATACGCGGCGCCGTTTTCTTCTTGGTAGCGGTAGCCGTCCAAGCGGCTTTTTACGTCAGCACCCAAACGGGGATTAGGCTTAATACCGTAAGACTTAAAGGTATTCTCACCCACCTGCACGTCCATTACGTCGTCCCGGTTTATGGCAAATTTACTGCGTACATAATCGCGCGCCACGGTTTGCACGGCGGCCACCGCTTGGGTGCGGGTGTTGGTATCCTCGGCCAGCAAATTGACATTGGCCGCTTGTAAAAATTGGGCGGCTTGCTCTATAATAAGGCTCTTTTCTTCCGGGGTTAAAAATCCGCCCACGGGGTAATTTTCATAGTTCTTTACTTCGCGGTCGTTCAGTAAGGAAATTCCTTCCACTTCCAGCGGAGCCAGGCGGGTGGTAGTGCCGGTTTCCGCACGTTTTTCTGCTCCGTCGGAAAGCAAATTAGCCTGCCGTACAATTTCGCCCAAAGCCGTATCATTGGCTTTTATATCCATAGTGCCCAGCGCCTGACGCAGTTGGGACAACTGTTTTTCGGCCTTTTTTAGGTCCTCGCCGTCAAAGTCGTGGTGGGCAATTTGGCCCGAAAGCGCACCAATGGCGGCCAGCACGGTTTGCGGGTTGTTCATATCCTTGTTGCCAATTTTTGGGTCCTTTCCGCTTTTTATTTTCCACTCAAAAGCGTTAAAGCCGCTCTCGTGCGCCTGCCAGTTGGCCTGTTTTATTCGCCCGGAACGCGTGTCCGGGCTGTCTAACAAATTGTTTTGCACCCATTTGCCGTATTCCAAAAGCCCCTTGGCATCCAACGGGCCAAAGTTTTGGCTGTATTGGGTAAGCGCACTGGCGGGGTTGCGCATCAGCCCGACAATTTCTTCTTGCAATTTTTCGGGCTCGGTTTCGGCCATAAGCAAGGCGCGCTCATAAAGCGGGCCCAAGCGTTCGCTTTTGGTGCCCTGTACTTGGGTTTGTTCGGCCTTTTTAATAAAGTTATTTAACTGGTTGTAATCGTCGGGCAATAAATCGTCCTTTACTCCGTCCAATACTTGGCGGGCGGCGGACAGGTTACCGTTGATAATGCTCCCTTTCACCGCGGCCGATACGTTGTCGCGCGCAATATCAAAGCGCAGCAAAGCCTGCGCTTGCGGCGGCACGCCGGCGGCCGTGGCGTTTTCATTGGACTTCTTATACGTATCGTCCAAATTGGCGCGCATGCCTGCGACGGTGGTGATCGCTCCGGCCAGGCCCGCCTGCTGTTTTTTGTAGGCATCCGTCAGCAAGTCGCCTTGGGCGCGCTGTTGTTTTAACTGGTAGCGTGCCACGGTGTCAAAATTATTTTGAAAGTCCTTTTGAAACTCCAACGCCAGTTCTTCGCGTTCATCATCGGTGGGGGCCATATCCAAGTATTTTTTCATTAGTTCTTGCCCCTTGGTTTGGTAATCGGCGGCAATGGTGTCGGCTTGGCCGTATTCCTTGCTGAGTAGCCCGCCGTCAATACGTTTTCCGTCGTCGCCCAGTTTGCCGTTTAACAGTTCGTCATTGTCCTTGCGCCAGTTCAAAATGGCGGCCGTCGTGCGCAGGTTGCGCTGGCGGACGGCCAAGCGGTTGGCCGCGTTGTCCATAGCGGCGGCCATACGGTCTATTCCTTGGGCCACATTTTTGCCGGCGGCGGCCACGCTTTCGCCAAAGGCGCCGGCCACAGGTGTAACCGCTTGCGGCCGTGCGGCGGTAATGGATCCGGGGGCTACCCGGTTTTCATATTGCGGTACTTTCATTTAGCGCCTCCCCACATCCCGGCCACGCTGGCCGCGGTAGATAACAGCGAAGAATAACTATTAAGCCGTGCAGCCTTTTTGGCGGCCCGTCCGGCAATGCGCATTTGCTCGGCTTGCCCTTTGGCCGTAAGGGTGTTTAATTGTGCCTGCAAGGCCCGTTCGCTGGCGCGGGTAGATACGGTGCGTTTAAGATACTCCATATCTTCCTGCTCCGCGCGCAAACTGTCATTTACGGTATCTTCAAAAGACCCGCTGGCCAAATCCATTCCGCTGGCTACGGCGGCGGCCAGTTGCTTGCCGTAGGTTTGGCGCCCTGCCCGGCGGACCTGTTTTACCTGATCGGCCGCCTGCTGTAAATCGTACGTAGTCTGCCGTGCGGCCGTCTGTTCGTCCAAAGCCGCTTGGCTTTCTTCGGCAAACGCCTGGGCATTGTATTTGGCGGCCGCAGCACGCCCGCTGGAAAGGGCGGACGAGGCATCCATAATCCCGCTGCCTATGGCAAGGCCCGTCCCGGCACCGCGCCAAAATTGTGGGTTCTTATAAAACGGTGTTTTCGTTTGCGTAGCGGCCGCGCCTTTGGCGGCAGCGTTGTTGGCAGTACACATTATTGATTCCTCCGTATTTCAAACAAAATAAAGGGCTGCCCGGTTTTGGCAAATACCTTCCGGGTAAACCGAGCCCCCAAAAATTGAAGCAGCCGCTTGGCTTGCGGATACCCGTCATCTACTGCGTTGTATAGTTCCGGATAAATATCCAAGAGGCCGTTCAGCACCGCGCGGCAGGTTATCACAAAGTCTTTTTTGGTGGTATTTATTTCGCCTGTGCCTAGCAGCCACACCCGTGCCCGGCGGGACAGCAACCCGTCTGGCCGTAGGCCAAACAAACACATAGGCACCCCATTGTGCAGGGCCGTAAAAGCAAACGGGCTTACGGCCACGCTTTCTTTTACCGCCGCTTGATAATCCTTTCTTCCGGCGTGTTCCAGTTCCAATTTGTCGCCCTTACGCAGGCGCGCCGAAACAAATCGGATGTGTTCGTCTTTGGTCCTTTCAATGGTTATCATAAATTACCCACCGTTACACACGGCACAATAGCCGTTATCATTAACGGGAGCGGGTCCCGCTGCTCCACTATCACGCTGGGCATTTGCTCATATTGCCCCGCAAAGGTGAAGCGGATGTCTTCGCTAACTAATTCTTTCCCGGTGTTATAGGCAAGTGGCTTTTCCGGGTTCCAGGTTTCCATATGGTCCGGGTCCGTGCCTACGCGGGCGTTGCGGCTGTCCACCACGCAAACCAACGCCCCGGTAATGCGTTTCTTTTTGGCCAGTACGCTGCCGCTGTCTGTGTTGATATCCCCGCTTAACGTGCGCAGGCGCGCCGTATAAGGCAACCCCACGTGCACCACGCTGGCGGGCGCGGAAAGCGTAATTTGTCCGTTTTGTACCGTTTGGCGGGGCATTACTTGTCCGTCTGCCAAAATGGATACCTCTTTGCCCTCTAAATAATCCAGCCCGCTTACCGCAGTAGTGGGCTCGCCTCGGTAGGTGCGGCCGCAGTCCACAAAGTATTGTTCCGCCGGCTCTTTGCTTGCCAAACGGTCTGCCATTTTTTCCACATAGCGCGTGCCGTCACGGTTGACGATTAAAAATAATTCGTCGCGCCCTTGGCCCGGTATGCAGCAAATGCTCTCCACCCGTCCATCCGTTTCCATTTCCGTCCACGAGCAGACATTTTCCGCGTGCACATAGGTCAGGCACAGCAGTTTACCGCTTTCCATAAGCACCCACAAAAGCCCGTCCGGCTCTTGTTGGTAAGCCATTTCCAAGATTTTATCGTTATCAAATAAGTGGGCGGCAATATAGCACAGGTTGTCGCCGTGAAAAGCGTCGGTAGAATAATCATACGCACTGTCGCGCAATTTGGTCCGTTTGGGCAGGGCATACAGCACGCGCGAACCGATAACCGCCGGGCGCACGTTAGCGCCGCCCTCGGCCGACTGTTTGGGCATTCCGGCATCGGTGGGGGTCATCACGCCCGCGTTAGAGGCAAATACGCCACCCGCCGTAAAGGCCACCAAACTCTTCATGCTGACTAAGGCATTAATGGCGTTGACACCCTCGTCTTTGAGCGTGGTGGATACTGCGTCGCTGTCCTCCAACGGCGACGACAGGGCAAAAGAGTGATTATCGCCAATGCGCGTACCCTGTACACCGTCATTTTGGCCCCACACCAAGCGGCCGCCGTGCTGGCAAACGCTGGCGGGCCAACCGTTTTTGGTGCTCCAAGCGCCCTCGCTCCACTCGCTGGTGGCGTTAATGGTAATTTCTTTTCCGGCTTCGTAATCGTAGCCGCGCACTACAAAAGACACCAGGTATTTATCTTTCGTTTTGCCGTTGTTAATCCCCAGCGTAATACTGCTGGCCACCTGTGGGTTAATGTGTAAAATCCGCCACGTGTTGGTGCGTTCTTGTCCGCCGGCGGTAAAACATACGCTTTTGCCGCGTTCTTCACTGCGGATATTAAAGGCCTTGGCGTCGTCATAAGTCAAAAATTGGGTATCATCACCGGAAACCCCGCTGGCAATAAAAGGTTCGTCTATCCCATAGCCCAGCACGGATATGGATGTAATGACTACTGCGGCCGGAAAGGTATAGGTAAAGCCCAAACTACCGTCCTTGGGCACTTCGGCATAGGTGTCCGTGGTGCCGTCCAAGGCGTGCCAGGCATCAGCCTGCAAACTGGTAAATGTGCCGGCGGGCGCGGTAGCAGAGGTGAATACGGGGATGCAGTCTTTGTATTCCCGGCCCGTGGAAAAATACATTTCCAAATCTTTGGTGTTATTTACCAGTTCCGCCGCCACTTTGATAGGCGAGATAAACTCGCTTATTTTGTAAAAAATATCCACTTCCTGCGCTTCGCAGTCCAGGCGCAGGTAGCAACGGCCATTGTTTACGCTCGGTTTTACCCGGATCCACCATAGCCCGGCCGGCACGGATACCACGTCATTGGCGTTAAAACTGTTTACGTCTTGGTCGGCGGCTTGGTCGTGGTACATAATACTGCTTATCGTGTGTAGGGGGAGCCAAGAATTTTCGTCTTTGGGGTCGGCGGAATATTGCAGTTCCACCTGTCCGCCCCATGTGCCGGTGGTTTGTACGGTCAGTTCACCGCTTACCAGCATAGCGTCTGACAAGGTGTTTTGTTGTGTGGTGTATTGTGGGGCAAAGTTTACGGCCCGCAGACGGTGTTTCAACTTCCACCACGCGCCCACATCGCCGGCCGAAAATACATCATTGGCACACGTTAAATAAAACTTGGCCAAGTTTTGGTTATACACGGCCGAGATTTTAAGTCCGTCGTCTTTGTTGGCCAGTTTCATCGGCCCATACAAAAAAACATAGTCGGAAAATTTCCAATCCGTATGGCCGTAGCGTTCCAACTGTTTGGGGCGTTTGCCGTTGCGGGCAAAATACATCACATCAGCGCTTTGGCAATAATACAAATCTTTCAAGTCTGCTTCGGCCAAATCGGTTTCTACCTCATACACCAAATGGTGCTGGTCTAATAATTGGCCGTCTGAATTAAAAAAGCGGATATATCCCGCGCCCAGTTCCAGCGAGTAGGCTTGTGTCTTAGAAAATACAAACGGCAGCAAACGTGCTTTTTTGGTTTGGTAAGCGGTTTTTTGTACGGTTCGTTCTTGGTCCCACGTGGGCTGGCGCAGGACGGTCCAGGTCAAAGAGCCGTCCGTTATCGTCATGGTAGCGGGGTTGGCCTGCAAATCAAAGGACGTCGCGCTCAAAGAGGGTGTTTTTTCGTCATTTTTATAAACCGGGCAGCCCGCCTGCGGCGTTTCGGATTCAGTGTAATACACCCCTTGGGTCTGTTCATACCCGCTCATACCCCACGCGTAAAGCGTCATGGGGGCCTCATAGGTGTAGGGCGTTTTCTTAACCGTGGCCAGCATTATAGTGCCGGGCCGGTTAGCCGCGCCACCTTGCGGATAAACGTAATAGTTTACGCACTCGCGCAACCAGGTGGAAAATTTCTGCTGGTCCACCCGGCGCCACAGCCCTGGTGCGGCCACGCCGCCGTTTAGCGTGGGTTGTAAAATGTGTACAGGCATTAGCGCACCTCCACAAAGGCACTGGTCTTTTCGGGCATTTCAAACTGTTCAATTTTGTTGGTCTGCCGCGCTTCGTCCAGTTTGCTTTGGTATTTGGCAAGCATCAGTTGCGCCAGTTGGCTGTCGCCTGTTATCGGTACGGCCAGTTCCGCCGCTAAGAGCAGCGCAAAGCAGGCCACAAAAGAGGGGTCAAATACGGCCGTATTTTCCACATCCGCCACATAGCAGACCCGCGCACCGCCGTAGGGGCACGCCACCAGTTTATTGCCCTGGTTGTCATAAAAGAGGGTATAGGGGATTTGGTGGCAAGGGGGCACGTCTTTGTAAGAAATTTTCTTAACAAAAATACAGTCTGCCGGCAGGGCAAACACATACGGCAGTTTAAGGTCGGGTGTTTCCACATCGCGTGCGGCCAAATCGGCCCAGCGCAAGGCAAAAGCCCAGTCGTGGGCGCGCAGTAAATTGCGGCGTACAAAATCGTACATCAGCCGTGCCGTGCGGGCGGTATTGGTCTCCTCGGCATCGTCGTGTACCAGTTTTTGCCCCAAGTTGGCCAAGGCCAAATTAATGATAGCGGTTTTAGAAATGTCGTTTGCCATAATTCCCCTGTACCCCGGCCGTTTTTGTTCCGGCCGGGGTTGTGTATTTTGCTTACAGCCCAATACCGGGGTTGTCCATTAAGAAAGCACTCATGGTCCCGGCGGTGCCTGTGCCCGTCACGGTGTATTTAATGCGGGAGTATTTTTTCATACCCACGGGCAAACACACCTTGCAGAGCACTTTGTTTTCGGTTAAACTCGCCGCCGAGTAGTCCGGCAACGTCATAACCGTTTCAGCAGACGAGAATGCCGCATCGTCCGCAGTTTCCAGCGTGGCCACCAGTTTGGTAAGTCCGGCAAATGCCGTACCGACCTGCAAGACCAGGTACAACCCGTGTACCAAGTCGCCGCCGCCCAAATCAAGGACGTTGGTGGAGTTAGCCGTGGCCGTAACGGCCTGTTCTTTGGAGTAGAATAAGGTTTCGTCTCTCATATTACGCTCCTAACTTGGCTTCGGTGTCTTTAATGGCATCGCACAAATGCACCGGGATTTCGCTAAACCGCAAAATCGGTTTAGCATTGGGCGTATCAGGCGTGTATTGCACGTTGGCCTTATTGCCCAACTGCTTGCGCAGGGCGCTTCTTACGGTGCGGTTCATATACCACACGGGGTGGCCCACATTGGTGGCTTGGATTTTTTCTTCCAAGTCCTGCATCAGGCCCACCAGGTCCACATTGGCCAAGTCGGCGGTATTAATGTTGCTAATACGGCCGGCGTAGCGCCAGTCCTGCACGGCAATACCCAGTTTCCACTCAAAGTATTCCTTGTAGGCCGGGTATTCCTCACCCTCGGCATCGGTATGGTTGACTAAGCCGAAGTCTTTGCGTTCCAGCCCGGCTTTGGCCCCTTTGGGGAAGAACGAAAACACCTTGTCGGTGTCCCACACCACCAAGTAAATGGAGGAGTTCTTCGCCGCGCTGTTGCCTCCCGCGTTGACGATGTTGCGGCTGGACGGAACTTTGGCGGATAAACTGCCATAGTGTGCTTCCAAGCCCGGGAATTTGTCCAATTCGTATTCGCCGCCATAAATAATGGCGTCGGCCATAGTGTTGGACATCCCGGACAAAATCGCCCGGCTCTGTCCGGAGCGCACGGCGTCCACGTGGCCGCCCTTTTCGGCGGTCAGTTTGTCAATGACGGAGTACGCGCCCAAGGTTCCAAAGCGGGCCAAAACCACTTGGCTCGTGGCTTTTTCGGGCGGAATGCCCTTATACGCCTGGCGAAACGCACCCTTGGGAATACCCGTACGCACGGCAAATTCGTGTCCGGCGTCGGAGTTGCCTTCCACCAGGGGCATATCCGCAATAATATCGTTGGTTTGGCTTAATACTTCCGCAATGGCTAACTCTTGTCCATTGGCGCCAAACTGGGCGGCATAATCGCGGAGGTTGTACATTTTATCAGCAATAACTGCCATATTTTTTACCTCTGATTATTTGGAACGGCCGTAAAGGGCTTCCGTAAACGTCAGGTCGCCGGTTGCGGTCCCGTTAGAGGACACGGACTTGTCTTCTTTCATCAGTGTCCCCGCTTTATAGAACGCTTTTACGAGCAAGGGGTGGTTCCCCAGGCCCGTTTGGTCCAACAAGGTGCGCAGTTCGTCGCCGCCAAATTGGTCAATCGCTTTGGCGCATGTGGCCAAGACGAGGGGCAATTTGTCGCCGTGTTCCTGTTTCACCTGTTCCTGCCAGGCAGCGGCAGCCGCCGCGGCTCCGGCAGATAAGCGTTCCGCCTCAAAGTCCAAAATCGCCTGTGCGGCTTCGGGTTTGAGGTTTAAGTTTTTGGCCAAATCTTTGTATTTGGCCATTTGTGTTTGATCCACAGCAGCCCCGTCCGGCAAGGTTAAGTCCTTGTACGGGTCCTGCGTGGCGTTTTGTCCGTCGCCGGGTTTTTGCATGCCGCCGTCCGGGTTGGTCCCAGCGGAGCCGGTGGCCGGTTGAGTGCCTGCCGTTTGGGCTCCCCCGAGTAAAGAGTGTTTATCGTTTCCTGCGGGTTCAGTAGCCGGAGCGGTTCCCGCCGGATTATTTTTTGGCTCATTGTCCTGCGACGCAGGCGGCGTGGCCGGGGCCGGTTTGCCAACTGGTTCCTGTGCCGGTTCGTTTCCTGCGGGTTCAGTAGCCGGGGTAGTTCCTGCCGCCCCCGCGTCCGCCGGGGTTCCGGCAGTTTCTAACTGCATACGGATCAGTTTGTATCTATTCATCTTCGTCCTCCACGTTTTTTAATTCCTTTTGGTTTTGCTTTAATTCTGCTTCGTACTCCTGCCGCATTTGCTCATAGGCTTGCGGGTCGGCACGTCGGATAACTTCCTCTATTTCATTTCCTAGCGCCCGTTTGCCACAATGGTAGGCGGTGGCCTCAGGGTCGCCCGGGACAAACGCCTCTTGGCGGTGCCCACAGGCAAGTAAGATTTGCCACACTACCCGCCGGCCCTCTACCAAATTCAGCACGCGACGCCAGTCGCGCAGCGTACGCATTTCTTTGGCATTCGCGCGTTGCAAAAGTTGCTTATTCATTGGCTGCTCCTTGGGCAAACGCGTCCAGTGCGCTACCCGTTCCTAAGGGGGTGTTGGCCAAGGTTTTGGCGCTCTGTACTGCCTGGGCAATTTGGGCCTGCTGGGCCATTTTCTGCGCCTGCTGGGCTCGGGCTTGGCGGGAGGTTTGCACCTCTTCTTCCGGGCGAATCATTTTCGGCGTGGCGCCAATGGCCGCCAGCCCCTCACGCAAGGCTCCGTCAAAGTCCACATTGTCCAATACTTCGGCCGCACCGGCGGCTTGTATTTGGGCCAATTCGGCTGCAAATTGCGCGCCTTGGCGGATAGAGTTTAAGGCGGTAGCCTTTTGCGCCTGCGCGATCATGGAGATATAAGACACTTGTATATCCCGCCCCTGTATTTCGTCAGGCGGTGGTGGCAAAATCCCCGCGCGGGAACAAATGTTAAAGGTCCGCTCAATAAGCGGGTCCAATAGTTCGTTTTTCAGGCGTTCCAATACCGGGCCCAACATCATCATTTTTTCTTGGGAGCGTTCCGCTACTTCGGTAGCAGTCATTTTGCCCGCGTCCACATTGGAAATCATTAAAAACATATCGGCAAAAAACTGCTCGCTGATTCTTTGGCGTGTTTGTTCAATGCTATATTCCACGCTTTTTAGGTCCGCGGCTACCTGATAGACGGGTTTTACTGCCGCGTCGGCGTTATCGCTATACCGGGTAATCCCACCGGGAAGCAAGTTAATCTCTCCCTGCACGCGGTTAGATACCATAATGGGCGGGTCAATACTTTTGTCCAGTGCCACCAGTTTCTTTTTCTGCATTTTTTGCAGCATTTTCACGTCGCCCAGCACCGTCCAGCCGGGGCCACGCCCGTAGGTGTCGTTGGGGCGTTTTATTTCCCAGCGGCTGGCAATAACCGGGAAGTCCTCATACCCGCTTTTGCGCAGGAACGTCGGTTGCCCGCTCATCCAGTACACGCTGATATAGGGCATATTGTTATGGCCTAACTCGCCCGGTTTGCGGTCGCGGTTGGGGGTAATCAGGTGGCGTACCTTGTAGGTTGCACTATATTTTTTATCGTTATACTGCTGGCGGACGGTCTGCGGTACGTTATCCATACCAAATTCGCCAACCAGTTGGGCTACCGTCATATAAAACTCGCGGCCGTAAGTATCAATTCTGCCGCGTTGGTCGTGCGCCAACATAAATTCGCCAATGGTCAGCGGCCGGCAATGTATCACATTGTCGTAATCTTCTTCCACCAAAAACGCCCCGGTGCAGAATACGGCCATTTCTTCGTAAAAATTGCGCAGGACGGCATATAGGTTGCTTTTGGCAAACACGCGTTCAATGATTTGCTTTACGTCATAGAGCCACTCTTTAACGGCGTGGGTCTGCTGCTCGTTCGGCCCGTCCAAGGTCAGTTCAAACCAAGAGCGGCTGGGCGAAGTCAGCCCGCTCATCATCCCGGCGGACAAAATAGCCACCGCCCGGCTGGCCGTAGAATCCAATATCTTCTTGGCGTCAATTTTTTGGCCCTGCTTGCTCTTGGCGTCGTCGTCAAAACTGCCGGAGGTGGGGGCCAAATAACTGGCTAACTCCTTCCACTGCGGCACCCACAGGTCGTACTCGCCTTTCAACTGGCCAAAGATGTTGTTTGCGTCGTTAATATCCATAATTACCCCAAGGTATTGCGGGAGGCTATCCCGCTGTACAAAGCCGTGCCCGCGGTGTTGGGCGTACCCAAGGCACCTTGGCGGCTGGTCAGCACGGTATTATTGGCCACGGCGGTGCGGCGTTTGCGTTCCGCTTCGGTGGCGGTCCTATCGGTGCGGCTGGTTTGGGCCGCGCCTTTGGCTTCTAAGAGCGCCTTTTGCTTACGCTCCGTATCTTCCTGCACTTTTTGTGCCTCGCGGGAGGCCTTGCGTTGGTCGTGTGCGTTCTTAGCACTTATCCCAATGCTGGCGGCTATGCTGGCAACTCCAAATCCAACGCTTATCGGATCACACATACTTTCTCCTAAATGACATCGTATTCCGTACGCGCAAAGGCGGGTTTTCCGCCCTGCACGCTAAAATCTTTGGGCAGCGGCAAAATCATAGAGGCCATAACAGCCGCGTCTGCGAAGTCCGGGCTGGTGCCGGCCTCTTTACGCCACTCCCGTTTGTTTTGCAGCACTACCTGCCCCTTTTGGTTAAACTCATAGAGACGGGCACCTAATTCGCTTAAAACGCGCTCGTCTCTCAAAAACACTTTCCCGCTCAGCGCTTCGCGTGCCAGGTCAAAATACCCTTGGGTGGTTTTTGTCCCGTAAGAGCCCGTGGTGGCGGTGTTGTGGTATTCCTCAAACGCAATGTTGCGGCCAACGCACAGCGCGCGCACGTTGTCAATAATCGGTCCGCCCACGCCGTCGCCGTCCATTAATGCTTGGTGTACGTGGTAAGTGGACAGCAGTTCGGCAATTTTCCCTTGCGTAAACACGGCATCCGTTCCGGCCCACGCTTCCACGCGCACTTCCACCAAAGAGCGGTCCGTCAAACGGTCGGCAATAAACACTACATTGTTATCCCCGCCAAAGCGTGCCAGGTCAATTCCGGCCACACGGGCTACGGACGGCACGTTAGCCGGGGCGGCTTGCCGCATTTTCTCACCAGCGCCGCGTGCAAAGACTGAGTTAAAAGTACTCACAAAAGCATTTTCGTCGTTCTCGTACTCTTGCAGATACATCCCAAGGCCGCGGTCATATCCTTTTTGCAAGATGTATTTTTGTTTAATCCCCTCTAATTGTTCGTGTGTAAACACGCCCGCCTCGCTGGCTTTTACGTTAGAGCAAAACCACCCGGGCGTACTTTGTGCGTAGTGTGCCAAGGTGGTAAAATGGTTGCGGCCGCGCACGGTAGAGTTAAACACAGCCCACCCGCCGTTTTCCTCTAAAATCGGCTCTAGGTAGTCCCACGCCTCGGGATTGGATAAGGCGTACTCGCTAAACACAATGCCCGCGCAGTTGGAGCCGACTAACCCGTTATAGTTGTCGCTTCCGCACAACTGCCACACGGAGCCGGACTTAAACACAATTTTCATTTCGCTGTCGTTGGTGCGGGCGCGTATTTCGGCCGGGAACGCCTCATCAATACGGCGTTTTCCCGTGTGTTTATTTACGGCGTCCCATATTGCTTTGCGGGCTTGGCCGTATTCGGGCAACATCATCCAATACGTGCCGGGCACGTGCATTGCCTGCATAGCGGTTAAATGCAAACAGGCGTCGTCTTTGCCTAAACGGCGGGACCATACCAGCACGGCACGCTTGCCGCCACGTGCAAAATAACGAAAAAAAGGCAACTGATACGCGCGAGGGGTCCAGTTATGGGGCAAAGTAATGTAGGTCATTTCTTCACCTCGTCTGGGTTACGCGTACCCGTTGCCTTATCCGTGGAGGGAAGCCCGGCGTTGGAGTAGTCTATGGTTTGCACAACAATAGCCGGGCCCACGTTGACGCTTGTTTCTTTTTCGGGCTTAAACAGCCCGTGAATTTTTCCAATCAGTTCGGCCGCTTTTAGGCGTATTTCCGCCTTGCCCCCGTTTCGCGCCTCGTCGGTCAAGCGCTGGAAGAGTTCCGTCGGGGACATCAACGCCTTGTCCACCAGTTGCTTTCTCACCGCCTCTATCCTTGCCCCCACATTGCCCAGTTTTGCCAGGCGGCAGGCCTTGGGATAGACAGTATTTAAATTTTCGGTCTTACAATTTGGATAGGCTTGGCGGTAGGCCTCGGTCTTGGTATATCCGGCGGCTACCAGTTGGGCAAAAATCTCTTGGGAAAGGGTCAGCCCCGCCTGTGTTTTGAGGTGTTTTTCACGCGCTTGGGCGTTCCAGTCGGCCCAGTCCTCAAACAGGCAGAGTTGCTTGTTTGGCGTGGGCACAGCGGCGGTGAGCAAGTTTTTTGTTTCTTGCTCAATGCGTTCAAAAAGTTCTTTATCCGGTATCGCCTTGCTTTTTTTGGTCATAAAAATAGCCGCTCACTTCCGCTGCAATTTTTTGCAGTGGGGGAATAAGCGGCCTCTTGCCAACCAAAAAAATTTTAAAACTCACGCAACATGCGTGTACCAGATAGGGATAGTATAAGTAATTTTCTTAAAATAGTCAAACCCGGGCAAAACAAAACCCGCTTTCCACCGTCGGAAAGCGGGTTTGTAAAGCCTTTTTGTTTAGGGCAGGGTAATCACAGCCCCTACCGTTTGAAGTGCTCCCAAAAAGGTGTTTAAGCGCGGGTTTCCGTCCGCACTAAACCCGGTGTAGAGTGTATTACGTCTTACGCCTACCTTACGGGCGGATGCGCTAATACCGCGGGCGCGCAACACGAGCCCCAACGCCCGCAGGAGCGTCTTTTGGTTCCCGTCTTGGGCATATTCTTCAAAGGCCAAGCGTAAAAATTTCTTTTGCGCGGCCGGATTATTTTTCATTTCTTTGGCGGTTTCTTCCTCAAAATCCGCAAATCCCGCCAATTTTTTTAACTGCGCCGCTGTTAATTTATTTGTCTTTTTCATACAATTCACCATCCATAAAATCATTCAAGTAAGCATAAGCCTGTTCAATATCAGCCTGCTGCCCTTTTGCGGTATTTTTATCCCCGCCGCATAAAAGCAGAATAATGCATACATAATCAAAATCGGCCAAATAAACCCGCCACCCTGCGCGGAATTTCAGTTCAATTAGTCCACCCGGCAAATTGCGGTGGTCGCCAAAATACCCTTCCGCCGCGTTTAATATCCGCTTGCGGATGCGGTTTACGGCCTCTTGGTCCTTCAATTTTTTGAGCCACTTAGAAAAGGGTCTATTGCCCGTTTTCGTTTCATAAATTTTAATTTGTTTTGTGCTCTTTTTCATACTCATAGTGTAATTTATAATTGGCAGTTTGTCAACCCACCAGTTTATTTAACACCGCCCGCGCGCCGGCGGGTGAGGTAAATAAGTCCTCTTCCCACACGTGCCAAATCTGCCCGCCGCTACGCACTCGCCACACCCCGCACCGCCCGCCCAGCACCACGCCATGGCGCAGCGTAAATCCGTCCAAAAAGCAAACGGGGCTACCGATTTTCTTTTTTGTACTCGTCATACACTTCACGCAGGCCAAATTCCCGTTCCGTAGGTCGCGCTACTTGCAGGCGCAACAGTGCGCGAATCAGACGCACTTTAAGCCCCACATCGGCTTTTCCGTCCGGTGTGGCATACAGGTCCGGCGGCAGGAAAAAATTACGCAAGGTGGTCAAAATGCCCCGCCCGGTGCCATAGGCAAAAAAGGCCGGGCGGCGGACGGTCTTTCCGTCCTTGTCCGTATCTGCTACTTGCTGGATATTTCCACAAAAAACGCACACCACCTTGTAGCAAACCACTTGCGCGGGGGCCGTTGGCTCCTCGCGGATAAACACCGGCACGGCACACCGCCCGTTTTTACCGCAAAACTGGCACTGGTTACCCGACGCCGCAGGCGCAGGGTTGCTTTCCACTAGGCCAAAATTCCGTTTGTATTCCCTCATTGTTTTACTCCTTTTTCGTTTAAGTCATTGATGTACGCCGCCGCACGTTCGGCTATGGCGCGCATCGTGTTGCAGCCCAACTGCCACCCGTGGCGCATCACGGCAAAGGCAAAGTCCAAGTCTCCGCCGCATTTGGCCACTATTTGCTCAAACAGTGCCCGGTCCGTTTCAAACACGTTGTTTATTTTTTGGTTGTCGTTTTTCAAAAGGGCCGGGTTCGTAGCCTCTATCCAAGCCCGCAAGGTCTTTTCCCGGGCCGTGTGGGGGTGTTCAAAGTTCAGAATGTAGTATTCCTCACTTTGCGGCAAACAGTCCTCGTACCGTTTTTGATTGAGGTACGTTCTTGCGTGGGGCACAAATTTTCCATCCGCTTTTACCCAATCGCGCAGTTTCTTTTGTTTTTCCAAACTCGGTAGAATATCAGCCGGATTGTATTTTCCGCTTGTCCATTTTTTTAAGGCTGCCTGTTTTCCTCTCTTGTTTGGATAGGCGTTCCAAAAAAGTTCAAAGCCAGCATCCTTTTGCGCAAGGGTTGGGGGATTATGGGGGTTATATATATTATTTATATATAAATAATCTCTATATAAAGGTGGTTGGTTCAAATTTTGAACCGCTACTGGTTCATTTTTTGAACCACCTTGGTTCAAATTTTGAACCACTGGTACCGGGATTGGTTCATTTTTTGAACCAGCCGGGACCATTTGGGTGGAGCCAACAAAATGGTTGGCTTGCGCAGAGGGTTCCGCCGCGGCCATGGCGGGCTCCAAAACGCTCGGAGCCGCGTTTTCGGTTTCGTTTGATAGTTGGGCCTCGTCCGCTGCTTCCGGCTTTTCCAAGGGCGTGTTTTGCCGAGGCTCCTGCTCTACATATTTTACGCGCAGCGCCCACGTGTTGCGGTCCGAAATATCCACATCCAGCAGCCCCAATTTTTCTAACTCACCTATCGCTTTGTAAAGTGTATTCCTGCTGACGGCACACTGCCGGGCCAATACACGGCTTGGCCGTTTTATCACGCCCTCGGGCCACAAGGCCACAATTTTTAACTTTTGATACACGCAAAAAAGCGCGGCATTCTCCCACAACTGTGGAATATCCGCCTCGCTTCTGTAAATCCGTACGAACCCTTTTCCCATACCCACTTCCTTTTTTATGATTTGGGCCGCCTGCGCGGCCCGTTTACCACTCTTCCGCTATAAACCACCATAACATAACGCCGATACACCATACGGCGAGAATGATACCGATACTGTCTATGATAATAGTCATCAATCTGCCGACTTCTCTGATAAATAATCTTTGGTTAAATCCAACAACTGGTTAGTAATATCCAGCGTTTTGCCGCCAATTTGTTGAATTTTCTCGTTGTTCGTAATAGCAGGCACTACATAGATAGCAGCCATTTGCTTTGTGGTCGGCAAAAGTGTTCTAACGCTGCCGAAAAACACAACACCAATAACTGCTAAACAGAATAATATCCTAGCGCCCTTTTTTTCTTTTTCGTTTAGATCTTCATTTGCGTTACAATATGCCATTACAGAAATAGCCAGTAAACCAAAAGACGCAAAAATAGCAAACACACAGAACACGCCAATATCATCCAACTTTAACAACCAATACATCTGCACAGGTGTAATCATAATTTAATCCTCCCAAGGGCGATACTTTTTTTTCAACAAGGCATTTGCCGTTGCTTGTCCCAACCTAAAACATATAGCAGTCCACGCACAAAAAAACGACCAGTATAAAAAATCCACAAATTCTGTCATCTATTCCTCCGCGCGGCGGTTCCACGCTTCTATGGCTTTACTCCTTCTAAATTTCCAAGGGCCCTCAGCCATACAAATTTCGCACCAACTGGCATACTCCCCGTTATTGCCAACGCGGGTGGTCCGTATAAAAATACCGCCACAAAACGGGCACGGCTTTAATTTATTTTTCATTTTGCATCACCTCGCACACCCTGCAACTGGCCTGCCCGTTCTTATACACGTCGTTAATGCTACCCGCGCGAATACTACCACCGATTACTATGCCGGCAAACGCTGTCAGGCAGCCAACAACAAACATCATTGCCAGTAGGTCAAAAAATTGCATTTTTATTTCGCTATTCATTATTTGCCTCCTCCAATGTAGCGTATAAGAATTTTTCTTCTACGTTTTGTAAGATTAAAACGGTTTCCAAGCTTCCCACATCATAGGTCTTTGGATATACGCCAAAGCCCAACACACTAACCGGCGCGGGCCTATTTGTTTTGTATCTAAACCAAATATCTTGCCCCACCTTAAACCTCGGCTTTAACACAGAACCACTTACTTGCATGCGTTCGCCTCCAACAGTGCATTTAATGCCGCTTCGGCGGCGACTTTAACACACCCTCTTTTTCCTTTTGGCACTTTGTAAAAAGGTTTCAAACAAGGAGCAATTTCTTTAAATATAGCATCCGTCATTTGCTTAATCGCCTGCTCGCGGGTTATGCCTTGATACTTTGCGGCTTGGCAAAATTTGCAGGTTTCTTTTACAATCGGTTTCCAGGAAAAATTTTTTGCACAGTAAAGCCCTTGGGTACTTTCACAAAGATGTGCTAATGCCGGTCGGTTTACATCCAGCAAATATTTACACTCGCCGCTCACTTCCAAGCACAAAATTCTTTTTTCACTCACTGTTTTTTCTCCTTTAACTGTTTTTGCCACAACTTATAAGCCACATTGCGGATAAAAGTTTGATAACAGCCGCTCATCATATGCAGCCCCGTCAGTAGGCCGTGGCATTTCGGGCACTGCATTTCGTCGTCGTATAACTCGTGCGCTTTACGTACGAACTCTTGCGGCATATTGCGCATTTTCCAGCGGTTATAGTCGTGTGTTTTTTCAGAGTAGCACCGTGGGCAAATGCCGTTAAACCATTGCATATTAACCGAAGATGTTTCTTTGCAGTCTTCACAATAAATTTTCATTTTTTACTCCACTTTTTCATAGGTTTTTTTGAATATATCCGGCTTGCAGGGGTATAGTTCTTTGTTTACACCCAAAATCACATAATCCCCCGGATTTGCGTGCATCGTTCCCTCCAACGTGTTTAAAAATAGACGTTCCCCGCCGAAACAGTATTCCCGGTTCCCCCTTTTAAGCAGCATTAATAATTCCACGCTAGCCGGATAGGTGTACTGCACGGCCTCAATAACTACTGGTTTTTTACGATACTTTGCCATATTACGCCCTCCATACCATAAGCCACATAAGGGCAAAAACGAGTCCAATCATAATCAGACAAGTTAAATTCGGTCCTATTTCCAGCATCATACTTGCCCCACCAGTTCGCAAAAGGATTGCAGTTCCTGCGGGGTTTTAAAGTACCACCGCCACCCGTGATAAACGGTACTGTATAGGCTTTCCGCAAAAATTTCTATATCTTCAGCCGGCGCACAAATTTCCTCATTGTCTGGGTCGGTGGCCCACGCATAAACCTGTTTTTCTCCGTCCGTCAGCGTATCCTCAAAGGGGTAAAAGTTCACGCGCTCCGCGCCCAGTTTGGCCAAAAATGGGGCTGTTACCCCTTTTTGTAATTGTTCGTCCAATTCCTGTTTAGTCATTTTTTAGCATCCTCAAAAAGTCCAGGCACAAAATATCCTTTGCCTGCGGGTGTTCTTTGTCCATTGGGGGAGTAAAGGTTGTTTTGACCTTATAATCCTCGGTAACTACCACTACTGCCTTGCGGCCGTCTTGCTCAAAGGTAATCGTGCATTGTTGCATTTTTTACGCTCCAACGATTTTCAAAATTAGGGTCAATAACAACGCAAACCCCAGCACCAACACAACCCACCCCACCGGGGTAACATCGCGTACATCAAGCAGCCGCCAAGGCTGATACGCCCGTAAAGCCACATTTGCACGCGCCTTGGCCGCACGTTCTCTTTGGTTAAATTTATATTTGCGTTTCCGTCTATGATTTCTTCCCATATTAAAAGCCTCCTTTTTCTTTACAGCACGGGCACAAGCGGCCGTGCGTTGTTTTGATTAAGTCCGTCTTAAAAAACTGGTCCCCGCAATGGGAACAGCAAGCAAATGCGCTATTTTTCATTGAATCCTCCCTTAAAATCCTTTTCCGCGATCCGCACCAAAACGGCTATGGTGTCGTAAATTTCGCTTTCCACCTCTTCCCAGTCGGCCCGGTCGTTAATGGCCTTGGCCACTTCGCCCATTTCCTCTTGGGCCAAACAAAGGGCGCGGCAGATGTTATCCGCAAAGTCCGGGTGTTTATCTCGTGCGTGTTTGGTGGAGCCAATAATAAGATTCATGGTGTTGGGTTTCATTTCATATATCCGTAAAGCCGGCCACACTTACCCGGCTGCGTAAAACAAATAGCCCTTGCAAATAGTCCTTTGGCCACACAGGCGTGGCACAGGTCTTTGTGGGTAAAATTCCCGCAAACGGACGGACCAATGGCAAACGTGTCTATTTCCTGCGCCTGGCGCCGCCGGCTCATAAGAGCACCTCCGGCACATGGGGCGGCAAATAGGCGGGGATTCCCGCATCCCGGTACATTTTTACCACGCTTTCGTCGTCGTCCACCGCCAGTAGCGGCACCGGGCCGCCGGGGCGGCTTAATGCTTCCTGCCGTACAAGGCGCGACAGCATTTTTTGTTTTAACTGGTTGTCGTTTAGTTTGTTTCCCAGCGGGCGCATAAGCAGCTGGTCCACCGGCACGCCTTTTTCGCGTAGCCAAGCCTCTGTTTGGGCGCGCAGTTTTTCGCTCCGTGCCGTTAAAATGTACACCGCCACGCCGTCCAATTTTAAGGCACGAGCCATGCAAATAAAGTCCATATTGGCACACGCGTTTTTGCACCGCCGTCCGAAAAGCGCATAGTCTCTATCGTCCCCAAACTCCCGGCGGAACGTGTTTTCACAAAGAACACCGTCCAAATCAAGCAGCACCGCCGCTTGTGCGGGTTGTTGGCCTCGGCTCATAATTGCCCCCGGCCAAGCAGCCGGGCGGGTTGGGTTGTCCCGCCCGGCGTATTTTCGGGCCGCGCCGGAAGTTGGAGCGCGGACGCCTGGTGCTTTTTCGCCAGGAAATTGCTGTTTGCATCAGCCCCGAGTGCCTTTATCGGGGACCACCACTTAAACAGACGAGAAAACCAACCCTGCTTTTTATGGTGGTAGCAGCGCGCATATTTATAGCGGGTTGCACTCAGGGCTTGCGCGTATTTTTCTTGGTCATTCCACGCGCCCTGTGCAGTGTCAAATAATTCGTCTTGGTCAAATTCCATTAAAATTTCACGCGGACAATCGGTCAAGTCCTCCAATTCTACCCACGCAAAATAAATCCAGCGTCCGTTGTAAATATCACTATGCACAATACTCACGTTCATAACTGCCGGGCCGGCACCAGCCAAGTAGTCCGGGCATTCGCGGTAGTCATAATGACAGTTTTTTCTCGTCAGCACATAAGGTGCTACATACTTATAAGTATTGTTTTGATTCCCAGTTATCATAATTCACTTCCTCACTTTGTTTAATAAGTTGCCCGGCGGTTATACATCAGTTCCACATCTTCCAGTAAATACACTACGCGGCCGTTTACATATCGGTCCAACGGCCGTAAGCCCTTACGCTTGTAGGTGGTGGCCAACGTCGGCAAGGAACAGCCAAACAACCGTGCCACCGCCGTCCGTGTTAAAAACGTATTTCCGGCCAAATCGGTAATCACTTCTGCATTTGGAAATATCCGTACATCCAATTTTTTTATTGCCAGTTCGCCTTTTTTCATAATTTTCTGCAAATCGTAGCCGCAATTCCATATTGGTGCGGTTTTTATGGTAAAATAAAACCGTACAGCCTCTGGTAAAGTTGTACGGTTTGGTTGGCAAGGGTGGTCGCTTACACCACCCTTACTCACACATGTTGCCCAAATTGTTTAAGCGTTTTTTTCTGCCAACCAAAACCCGTTTTACCGGGGCGTTAGTTCTTATAATGTTCCTAACACTCATATTTTAGGAATAACAGGAACATTTGTCAAGTTCTATTTTGTACAAAGAGAGGTTTTATGACGAAAAAAGAAACTGACAATATCATTAAAAAAATCAAAATTGCTATGATTGAAAGCGGTTTTAATCAAGTTTCGCTCGCGAAAAAAATGGGAAAGACCCATAGTGCTATTAATAAAATGCTTAATGGCGGTTCCACTATCACTATGGAGAATTTAGAAAAAATAGCCACACTTACAAAGCGGCCCATTAATTATTTTTTTGATAATTCTACCGACGTCAAGGGAAACCAAAATATCGTTGGCAAAAATATCACCGTCTCGCCCAACGTGGAAAAAGATATAGCTTTGATGCGGGTAAAAATTGAAGCATTAGAAAGCAAAATAGAAAATTTGGAATTAAAATATAATTTGCTCAAAAAGGGAAAATAACTTATGAAAAAAATACTTCTTGCCCTGTTGGCGGCTGGATGTTTTCTTCCTGCGTATTCTCAAACTTATTATCAAAAAGTGCCTAAATTGGTGCCCGCAGGGGATGGCACCTATCGCATTTTAGAGGGGGAATATGAGTATGTTCCGGTAAACGAACAGGGCTACGCAAACCCCGTTATCGTCGGGCAAGAAAATACCCACCAGCAAGATGCCGCCTTAAATGATGAGGCTGCCCGCTGGGCCCGCGGGGAAAGCACCACAACCCCCAAGCCTGCTGCTCCGCAAAAGCCGCAAACGGTTCCTACTCCCAAAGAGAAACCTGTGCCACAAAACAAGACTTCTCTTGCCGCCACCAACCGGCCGTATGTTTCCATTGGTGCGGCGGGAATGAGCAGTTCTTTATCCCTGTCTGACGAAAGTGCCTTTTCCCAGTATATGGAAAACTCCTTGTCCTCTATGCAAGCGGGTATCAAAGCCACCTACGGCGCGCACTTATCCGCTTGGACACGGACCGAAGTGTTTTTTCAGTGGCGTGGGGAAATGTCCAAAAGCGGCCAATTCCGCGCTCCCTTATCCCGATATTCCTACACATCCAAAGTGCAGATGTGGGATGTTGGGGCCAATGCTTTCTTGTATGCAAATCCGTATTCCAATGTACGCTTTTTTCTTGGAGCCGGTATTGCCGCCACGCGCGTACAGCCCAAATTTTCTATAAACGGAACGGACATAAACGACCTCAAAGTAACAATAAGCGGCAGGACCTACCGTTTTGAATTGTTCAAGAGTAAATTTGCTTTTACTCCGTCAGCCTTTGTCGGAATGGAATTTCCATTAGGGGATAAAACAGATATGGATATTATTGCTTTTTATTCCCAAACCAACATAGATGCAGACGGCATAGACCGTATAAAAACCTTTGGAGTGGCCGCCAACGTGCGGTTTAATTTCTTAAAATGAACCTGGCATTTATGGAATCCTCTCTGCGGGCAGCATTCCCGGATTTATCCGCTTATTTTGATACCGTTTTTCCGTTCATGCGTACCGCCGACGCTGAGGGGTATTCTTTTCTATTCGCACAGGTTTCCGCACAAATTAAACACGGTGCAGACGTAAACGCCACCCCAAAGCAACTTTTTCCCTTGTGGAAATACTTGTTGGATAAACAGGTACAACGTCATTATTTAACGTCTGCCCAAGCCCAAGAGGTTTTGGCCGAAATGTCAAAGTGGGTAAAAAACAATGGCTGAGAAAATTTCCAGTTTCAAACGCCCCGGCCGTCTAGGCCAAAGATACCGCAAGCAAATAAATGGCAGGCGGTACGAGATTTTTTTGACTGGCAACCGGGAGCAACGGGAACACGACTATAAAATTTGGGTAGAAAAATTGGAACGGGAAAACAAGTCCCGCCGAGTGGACGGCTCTAAAACGTGGGCCTTTTTTACGAGTGCCTTTCTTAAAGCCCTGCGTACCGAAAAGGACGCCAAAACAGGCAAGCCCACTTGGCGCACCCGCACCATTGCCGAATACTCCTACGCTTTGGCCCACTTTGAAAAAATTGCCAAGCCACACTATGTGCGGGATTTAACCTTTGAAGATATAGCCTTGTTCCGCCGTACCAAGGCGGCCGAAGCCCAACGCAACGGGGACGATAATTACGGGGTCAATAAAGATATGGGTTGCCTTTTGCGCGCCTTTGACTGGGGAATGGTGGAGGGGTATATCCCGTATATAGACCTTACCCCACTACGCAATTCGCCCAAAAAGACCAGCGCGCCTGTGGTGCGCGTACTTACCACGTGGGAACTTGCTATGCTCTTAAAGTACAGCAGTCCTCAAATGCGCGTGGCCGTTCGTATGGGCTTTGAGGGGAACTTGCGCCCGGAAGAAATGTACAACTTTTTAATAGAAAAGTTGGACCCCGCCACAGGCATTGCGTGGATTAGCCATAACGCGGAAAACAAAAACCGCGGCATCCGCGCGTGGACGGTCAAAAGAGACAAAGAACGCCCGGTTTATTTCACGCCGGACACCGTGGCGGACATTTTATCCTTGCATGCCAAAACATATCTACTTACCAACGAAAACGGCCACCCGCTGGATGACAGCACTTTTTCCAAGCATTGGAACAAAAACTTAAAAAACGTCAACGAAATGATTTTGCGTAAAGAAGAAAACGGCCATAAGATAGTGTGCACGTATAAGTCTTTGCGTAAAACGCATACGTCGTATATGATACAGGCCGGCGCGGCGGAAATAGACGTATCAAAATACGTTTCGCATGCGGACAAAAAGACCACCGAGCGCCATTATATTGACAAAGAAACCCTGCGCAAGGCGGATGCAAAGGCCCGTTTGGAGCATTTAGAGCGGATGAAATCGTTTGTTCTCAAACTGCCCCAAATGGTGCAAAAATAGTGTCCCCCACTTTTGTCCGAGTGTCCCCCACTTGATTTTTAGGTATTCTGCCCCCACTTTTGCCCCCACTTTGTCTTTGTTTTAGTTTAACTTTGTTTAATTTTGTTTACTACTCTTTACTATGTTTTCCGTCGTAAAAGTCAACAAAAAACCCCGACCTCGTCGGGGTTTATGGTTGTATAGCAAAACGGAGAGGGAGGCCGTACAACGCACGTCGGGGCAGTAGCGTTTATAGTAGCGGTTGTTAATACTCCAACGGTACGATAAACTGATCCATTTTTTTAAGTCGTTCCCGCTCCTGTGCGCGCATTTCGGGGGTTAATGTGTCCGTATAGTTTTTGCGCGTAACTTTGCTGTCCGCGTGGCCCATACTCTTACCCGTTTCTTCAATGGTGGCTCCTTGCCCTTGCCGGCTTGTGCTGTAATTTTTGCGCAAGGTTTTGCAACTAGCCGTAATTTTTATGGGGTCTTTTTCTTTATCCCGAATGCAGGCATTTACTTTTTTTACAAATTTGCCATAAAACTGCGGGAATCCCAGTTGCGTATATGGTTCGCCATATTGGTTTGAAATCAAGTAGGGGCCCTCGCTGCCCAGTTTTTTAATTTCTGCAATAAGGCGTGGCGTAAGTCGGATTTGACGGCGTTTCCAAACCTTTGGATGCCACCGCGTAATGCCGTGCTTGCTGTCTTCTTCGTGTGGTGTAATATCGGCAAAACCGTTTTCCAAATCTAAGTTGTTAATAAGCATATTGGCGATTTCTTCGGGCCGGCAACCGCAGTCAAAGCCCAATAGAACAACCACACGTTCTTTGGTACTACCGTATTTTAAGAGTAGTTCTATTTCTCGGATACTTTGGGTTTTTACTTTTACCTCTGCTACTGGGAGTGCGCGGAAGTTATCTAATATAATATCTTTCATATACCCACGCTCCATAGCCCACATCAGGCTGGCACGCATACAACCAACGAACTTATTGGGGCCATAATTGTCCGCATCCTTTGCACGCGCTTCATCTTCCAATACTCCACGGGCAAGACGTAGTTTTTGAAGTGTAATATCGGCAAGATAACGGATCGGGGAAATAAGGCGTTCAGCCTGTTTAAATGCCCACTTGTATTCTGTAATCGTACGTTCTGCCATAGGAACTTTGGATTTTGTTTCCAAGCGGGCCCATTCCTCCCATTTTGTTTTGAAAAAGTCCCATGTTTTTGTTCCATCCCAGTTATCGCGATAGCGGGATTTGATATCTTCCCACCACGCACGTGCTTGTGTTTCGCATTGTTTTTCGGTTCCGTAAAAATCTTTCACAAAACGAATACTGTTAATCTGCTTTTGGCACCGAAAAACACCTTGCCGAATTTCATATAAGTGAATTTTGTCTGACATAAAAACCTCAAAATTTGCAAAAAAAGCCCCTACCCCATAATAGGGGCCGATTCAACGACTTTATTTTTCTGATTTATTTATTCTTTGCTGAATTGAATTTCGAAGAATTTTTCCTCATTGGGTTTTTTGAAATACTCGTACACTTCGTTGGGTAAATCCCATCCCACAATTACGCGGATATCCTCTATGCGTCGTGTCAGAGTGCGGCCGGTATAGCCGCGGTGGAATACGATAGAATCACCGCGTCTTAAACCGTTTAAGCGTTTGCGCCAGCCCTCCGTAAAGCGGCGGTATTCGCACGTTTTTCGGTCGGCGGCTATTTCTTCCCACCAGTGGTAGGTAAGCGTAAGATGTAAGGTTTTAGCCATTCTTACCCTCCGCTCGGTGGTTCCAACAAGACAAAGGAACTCTGATTTCCATATCAAGCACTCTACAACAGTGCATAACGGTAAAACCTGCTTTTTGAGGCTCTTCCCCACAGAACGGACAAAATTTAAGTTCATTTGGCATTTTCCATCTCCAAGAGTTCCATATTTTCGTGGATGTTGCCGATAACTTCTTTTTTCATTGACTTTTTTCCTCTTCTTGTTTCTTGCTTTGCGCTTCTGCTGTGCTGCAAAGCGGGCCGCAGGATGCGGCGGAAAACAGTCATAACCTCAAAACTTTAATTTTGGCGCCGGAACGATGTCCGTGCAAAATCCCAACGTGTTAAAACTTGGCCGATACGGTCGTTTATGGCTGCCATTTCGGGGATATTGGCTATCCGCGCGATACATTCCGGGTTGGTCGTCATAGCGAACACGATTTGGTGCGTATACAATCTGTCCACAATTTGAAATACGTTTTGCAGGCGGACGGGGGTGTAATTCTCGCGTCCGTAGTCGTCAAATACGATAAAGTCATACGCTAGTAACTCACAAAGTGTGCGCCGTGCCTGCGCCGCACGGTTGCCGCCAACGCCCTGCTCCATTCTGTCTAACATTTCGGTCATCGTGGTAAACAGCACGCGGCGGCCGCGGTACGCCAACTCTTTACAAATAACGGCGGCAAGCGTGCTTTTTCCATTGCCGTTGGTGCCGGAGAGGAACAGCCCCTTGCTTTGGCGAGGACGGAAACCCTCCACGTAGATTTGCGCATCCGCGGCGTGTTCGCATTCCAAATTTTTGAGCCACCACGGGGCGAAAATCGGCGGCAAATTAAGCGCGGCCACGCGGGCCAGTTTGCGGGCGTGTTCTTCGGCTTGGCGTTGTTTTTCAGCTTCCCGCTCCTCGCAATCACAGGCCGGTTGAAGCATACTGCGAACCTGTCCGCATACTTCGTAGCGGACTTGTTGGTACGGTTTGCCGCAAAAAATGCACTGTTCGCTCATTTGGAACCTCCGAAAATCTCGTCAATTTTGGCCGTGCCGGCCTCTCTTGCCGCCGCCAACGCGGCGCCGGAAGTCTTGGCCGGTGCATAATTGCGCAGGAAGCGGTCGTCATTCAGCCACGCCTGCGCGCCCTTGGCAAATCCGCGCGCCACTTCTTCGCTTGCGGCGTATTCTGCCGCTTTGTCCGTGATTTCCTGCGGCGTTTTACCGGTGCGTTTGACGGCTTGCACAAACGCCGCGCGGGCTTTGTCCTTGTTGCCGATTCTCTGTTTGGGGTATACGGCCCAAAAATCGGCAAAGGGTTCCTTTTCCCCTGCAACCCCTTTTGTTTCTTTTTCTTGTTCTTGTTCCTTTTCTTTTTCTTCAAGGGTATTAATACCCTTTGAATACCCTTTCAATACCCTTACGGTACCCTTTCCGTTTTCCATAACCAAAAGCCCCAGTTTTTCCAATTCTTTGATAATCGGTTTATGCGGCTTGCAGGCTTCGGTAAGTTGCCCGTACTGAAATTCGATAAAGGACGGAATGAAGAACTTGCTTGATTCCAACCACACGATGCGGTCTCCAAAGGCTTTATCCAATGTTTCTTTTTTAACGGGGAATCCTACCGACACGCTAAAAAATTTGGTGGAAAAATCCGCTATTCCGGCCGCGTCGCACGCGTCACAGCAGTACAGCCACAGTACCTTCTCACGTATGCTTAAATCGCCGAACCATTGTTTGGTCCATTTGTCGGTGTCTGTAAACCTCTTTCCCATAGTCGCCTCAACTTTCTAGAAATTCCTGCCAATGATTCTGAAACTCTTCCAACGTGTAAGACACGGCCCCGTAAGCCCCCAGTTTTCGCGCTTCTTCCAAAAAGGCCAACTGGCTTTCCGTAGGTTTGCCCGCGGGGGTATTTATAACGCGTTTGCCGGTCTTTTCGCTAGTTTTGTAGGTGGCAGGCCGTTTCTGCTCAAAAAACCCCAGTTTCAGCCGGTTATCGCGTTTTATAACTACCACCAAATCGCTGACGCCATCTTTAAAACCTTCGGCACGCATTTTGGCGTAGGCCGCGCTGATACGGCGGGTATCTTTGAGCGTGCTTAAAAATTTAAGCGCGTTTGGTACTGCAAAATAGAGCATCGGCAGTGTTGCGGATTGGAAATCTAAAAACGTACAGATTTCTTTTTGCAAGCCGTGTTCCAAATCTTCGCGGTGCGGTTTCAGTTTTACACCCATTGCATAACATCCGTATTTGTTAAACATATTTCTCCTTTTAGGGGCGACGGCGCTCTCCCGTAAACGCCGCCGCCCTTGGGCTTACTCGCCCGCCGCCCCGGTATCGGCGGGTTCGTCTATGATTTCTGCGGAAACAACGCCGCCCTGCGTCGGTTCGTCCAACGGTTGAACATCCGCGTAATTGACGGTATCGGGTTGCTGCATTTGGTGCGCGGGGCGGTCATACTCTTTGTTGTCAATTTCAATGATCCGCTCCATTTCCGGCTCCCCGATAAATTCAAGTTTGCAGGCGCGGCGCAAAAGTACCTTCTTCATCATTTCGCCAGTCCACATAACCCACGGCCCGTATTGGGCTTTGGAAGCTTTTTTGGCTTTATCAATTTCTTCGCGGCTCATTGTGTGAATACAGGAGTACTCCCGCCCGTTCTGTGTCCACGCCATATACACAAAACCGCCTGTTACTGTCCCAAAATCCGACCGTACGGGTTTTGCCGGTTTGTAGGTATATTCCGCGCGGCCGCTTTGGCTTTGGTAGGAAAATTCATCGTCAGCCCACAACAAATGAACTTCCACATAGGCGCCTTTGCGCAGTTGCCGTATCTTGTACAGGTACCCCTTGTAGCCGATATGGTAAGTCAATTCCTTGCCGTATTTTGTTAAGTAAGCCAACTGGTAAGCGTTAACAGGCAGACCCACATCCAACGAGGTTTTAAACGCTTCCGCGATAGACCCGCGTGTACATTGGGCCAAATCTTCCGGCTTCATCTTTTTGCATTGGTAAACGAAGCTTAAAATGCGGTCATTCAAGTTTTGCATGGGGTTGGTAATAAACTTGGGTGATTGGATGAGCGTTCGCAAGTATTCACTGATTTCGCGCGCGCCGCTTACGACTATGTCGGCATCTTTGATAGCAAGTTGAGTATTGTTTTCCATAATTAATTCCCCATTTCCGCCAATTCTTTATCAAAGGCAAACGAGAACGCCGTTCCTTGATAGCCTTGGAAGGTGTGGTGGGCGAGTTTCGTTTTCCACGCTTCCGGATTGCCGAGGCCCCATTGGCCGTACCGCTCTTTGATTTCCGCAAGAACGCTGTCCACATAGTACACGCAGGTGTCTAAATCTGTTTGGTCTACTACGAACAGGCGGATGCGGTTTTCTTCTCCCTCGGCTTGGCTTTGCACGATGAACAGCATTTGAAAGGGCATTTCGCCGTACTTGGCTTTTACGGCTTTGCATTGCATACCGGCATCCCATTGCCAACCCATCACATCCAAGCCGCGTTCTATTTGGTCAAAACCTTTTGTTGTGGTTTTGTATTCCACGATAAGCACGCCCTCTTTAATCCGTTTGATTAAGTCCAGTTTTGCCTTAAGCGGCAGGCCCGTAGCTTTATCCGTCCAAAAGTACGCCTGTTCCACGCTCGCACCGGCGAGCAGGTTTTGCACGGGCTTGTAGCTTTTGAGCGTTTCAATTTGCAGTTTGGCAAGGTCGTACTCTTCCTGCGTTACAACCGTAACATTTGGGTTATCGGCAATTACTTTTTGAAACGCTGCTGTATTGCGGGTGGAAAATCCGCGACCGCCCTCAATAACGAGAAACTCGCTTTCTGCCTTGTGCGGCTCCAATAAAAGCGTGTGCCGCAGTTTGCCGTTTGAGATGGCGTCGTTTTCTTCAACTGGCGTGTGTTTCGGGTTCAAAAGGCATCCGCGCCAAAAAGCCATCGGGTTGTCGCGCGTCCACGCGTGGAGTTGCGACTTGGAAATCGCCGGATAGGCGAAGTATTCTTTATCGGTTAATGTGTTCATTTTTTGTCCTCGTCAAAAAGTTGGCCTTGCGCGCGGTACTGCCCTTGCATGAATTTGCGCGCCATCTCCGTGATTTTTTCCACGTCGTATTCCAAATCCTCGCACATCGGCGTGGTAACATTTTCGTTTCGCAGCGGAGGAATATACGGTGTATTAAGGCACAGCGGCGCAGATAGCGTTGATAAGCCCTTAATGGCCGATATGACTACTCCGATACCTTCCTCCTCGTACTTGATGGTAAGGCCGCGCACGTTCAGTGTTTCGCCATAATCCTCCGGCAATTCCAAGGCCGAGATAACGTAAGGCTTCAAAATTTGCAAAGCGTCTAGGAACTCTTTGGCTTGTAAATCCCAACTTTTAAAAACCACCTCTTTGGAGTCTTTCGCTTCCGATTCCAGGTAGGCGATTTCCGTGTCGCAGGATTTGATTTTTACTTTGGTGATTTTCATTTTTCCACCTCGGTTTCCTGTTTAAGTTCTCCGTCTTCAATGACGAATCCGACGGAACCTTCGGCCGATACGCGTTCTTCCCAAACTTGGTACCCTTCCTGCACGGCGCGGCGGCGTACATAGTCGGTGCTTTGCGGGTCTAACAGCGACGCGTCTTTAAGCAAAATCACGCGCAGTTTGGGGTTTTCCGCCATAGCGATATCCATAGACAGCTTTAACTGCTCCGCGGTCGATAACTGTTCGAGCGGCACTCCGTTTAAAAGCAGTTCCCCGTCGCCAAATTCCAAGCCGGAAACTGGCAGGTGGGCCGATTCGATGGCCGCGCGCTTTTGCTCTTGCAGTCCTTGCATTTGGGCGGTTAAGCCGTCCGCCTTGCTCTGTGCGGCGCGGAGCGTCTTTTCTTCCAAAGCGCGGTTGTCGCGCAAATCCATAATGCTGTTGATTTGTTCGGCCTGTTTGATTTTTTCGCTGTAAAAAGAAGCGTCCTGCGGTTTGTTGTCGCGCAGATAATCCGTAATCGTTCCGATTTGTTCGGCGGCGGATTTGTTTTCTTTTTCAATTTCGGCAAGCCGAGCGTATAATTTTTTGGCTTCTTCGCCGCGGCGGACGTTATCAGCGAGCAAGGTTTGGCGCATACGTTGCCGTTGCGCGATGGCGGAGTTATCCGCGTTGATTTCTTCCACTTTGTCAACCAAAGCGGCCACGTCCACGCGCTCGGTCGGCGCGCCGGCGGGGATTACCATATTGGCAAGCCGCGCTTCGCACGTTTTAACGTCGCGGTTGACCTCAGTACGTTGGGCAAACAGGTCTTTATATTGTCTGTCCAGTTCTTCCACGTACACGTCTAATTTGCAGAGCCCGCGCAGGGTGTCATACTGTTGCTTGGGTGTTTGGCGCATAAAGGCCAACGGGTCAAAGCCCAACATACCCGTAAAGCCGTCCAGTACCGCCTGCGGGCTGCGCATTTGGGCGCGGGCTTTGGTAATCACTTTGATGTTGGTGGTGTAATCGTCGCCGCGTTCGTTGCGTTTGAACGTGCGCTCTACGATGTACTGCTCCACTTCCAGCGTGATTTTGCCCGTTTGTTCGCCGTTGCGGATGGGCGCGGTTTGGATATTATCCTTGCCTTTTAACGCCCACCAAATCGCGTCCAACACGGTGCTTTTGCCTTGCCCGTTGCGGCCGGTAATTTCCACCACATTGCCGCTTGGGCGGATGGTTACGGCCTTGATTTTTTTGATGTTTTCTACGGTCAATGATATGATGCCGTTTGTCATTGGTATGGTCTCCTTTTTTGATTATTCGCGGAAGTTATCCCGCATTTTGTCCTTAAAATCTTCGTACGCGGTGCAAGTCTTACAGTTTGCCGCGTTCCGGCACTCCGGCTTTTTGCCGCATACCGGTAAATCGCCGTGATCGGGGTTTAGGTGCGCGTGTATATGCTCTTGCAAGGTTGGTGCGCCACGCAGTAAACGCCGCAAATCGGTTTCGTAAACGTCTTTTACCTGCTCGGCCAAGCGTACGGCTTCGGCCCCCATTGAGGATGCCCAAATTCTGATTATTCCGTTTGCCGTATATCGCGCGCTTGTGCGGGCGGCTTCTATTTCTTCTTTGGTGTAAGTTCTTTCTTGCATAACTACCCTCGGATGAACTCTTTAAAATCGCGCCAAAAGAGCGGTGCGGCGCAAATAAGCGCGATGTACAGCAAATCCAAAATTGCTTGGCACACGGCCAGTCCTGTTTCGTAATCCATTGCTAAACCTTTCAAATCGTGCGCTATAACGGGCGCACCCGAGCGGGGTAATCATTTCCGCCTGCCTTTGCCTGCCCAGTTGCGACCCCCTCAGTATCGCAACACTACAACCTATCAGAGAGCAAGCTTCGGCATTTCCATACCCCGTTTGTGTTTCAATTCGGGGTAAATTTTTCCCGCCGTTGTAGGGTAGCCTTCACAGGAGGCCGGCGGGAGCCCTTGCGGGCCAAATCAGCGGCAGGACAGATATTCTTCAATGTCCGTCTGTGCGTAAACTGTTTTGCGGTTGACGCGCGCCCGTAAAGGGTTTAAGCCGTCTTTCCCGCGAATTTTCAACAGGTTGGCGGGAGTGCAACCAAGAAGTTCTGCGGTGGCTTCTTTGTCAAACACCAGTTCCCCAATTCCCGGGTGAAAGAAATGCGTTCCTTTCTTAATTGCGCCTACATCTATCATTTGTTTATTCCTCCGTAATTATTAAATTCGCTTATTGATTATCAATTTCAATTTGGTAAAATAAAAGGGCTAGTATCTTTTATGGGGTGGCTGCCCCGATACTAGCCTTGCTGATTAACTTTGAAAGGATTTTGCCCCTTTCAAAAACTGTTTTTTATCTGTTAATCAGCCGCCCTTTTGGTGGGCTTCGTTCGCGGGTTGCCAACCTGCGCCGTGTTTTATAATTGTCCCGGGTATTAGCTCTGTTATTCCCCGGGCAAAGGACGGTTTGAATTTTTCTGCCGTTCCTCTGTAAGAGCCACGCGCGGCTCTTAAAATTTTGTAGGCTTGCGCCTTGTTAGTTAAAGTATATAAACGTTTATATACTTTGTCAAGGGATAGTTATGTTGTTTCCCTATTTTACGACGAGAGAGTAAAGCAAAATGAGTTTTGAAAATTTGTTAAAAAAATGGAACAATGGAATAGAACGTGGCGCACAAGCACGCCTTGTAGAGGAAACAGGTTTATCAAAAGCCTTGATTTCAAATTATATTTCTGGAAGGCAAAAACCTAGCGAAGCGGCTATTAAAAAGATTGCCAATGTGCTAAAAGTTACTCCCGAGGAATTGGAGAATGTTTTTACGAATTTATCCTTGGAAGACCAAAATGAAGTAATGCTTATTCCTGTTCTAGGTACATCTTCAGCAACGGAAGAAAAGTTTATTCTGGAAGAATTGGAAAGTTATTTACCCATTAAGAAGTCAAACAAAAAACAATTTGCTGTTCGCGTAGAGGGAAATTGTATGGTAGATCCTGAAGATCCACAAAATTCAATTTATCACGGCAATTATATTATTGTGGACCCAGATGCCGAGGCAACTCCTGGAGATGTTGTACTTGCGCGCATTGAGGATGAATATAGCACGATAAAAAGATTTTTTCCAAAAGGAAAAGAAGTAAAATTAATCCCCGATAATCCTGCCTGCACCTCGATAATCAAACCTGCTCAAAACGTAGAGATTATCGGCAAGGTGGTAAATGTTTACCGCCCAGTAAAAAAGAAAAAGGAACGAAAATAATGGGGCCATTAATATTTGTCTTAAGTGTGGCTTTTTTTATTATTTTTTGCGTCAAAGTTAGCACATCGAAGTCACAAAAAACCTCCACGCCAACTCGAGACAAAAAAGAGAAGGTAGAAGAGGTTATTTTCACGGTAACAACTGGAAGAGGCGGTTTTTATGGGACACCACACTATTCAGAAGATTTTATAAATAAAAAACATTGTTCATTGGCTAAAAAAAGAGCACCTACAATTAATGAAAATATATCTGCTCCTGTTATTTTTCTGCAAAACAAAGAATGGATATTAACACTAAGAATGACAGAAAGCAGAAGCATAGGATTTAAAAGGACCTTAACTATTATAAAAAAATTACCATCGTATAAGGAATATGTAGCAGAAGAAATAAAAAACTTTGAGGTTACTTTTAAAAAAGAGAACCTTCATGATTTTAAAAAAATATATGATGAAGTTAAAAATTTAAAAGGAACTCAAATTTTTATTAATGGCGACTTGATAGAAAAAACCGAGTTATCGAAACTTTTAAGATGTGCTGTCGATAGAAGTTTAGCAAATGAGGATTTTTGTTATGGAGTTTCGCGTTGGACACTAAACCCTTTTGGCTGTCACAGAATAAAAACAAGACTAATCGGAGAGAATGCTTGGTATAAATATGCTTATTTACAAGACGGAATCGTTTACATAGATAAGAAAAAAATCCTCCAGAATTTAACAATGGACCTAAAAAAATATAGATACTGTCCATATCTAGATATTAAAGGAGTGTGGAATAATTTTTTAATGCTACCAGATATCATTTCCCTGGAAGATGAGAATTTTGCTGTGATTCTAACTTTGGATGGGAAACTAGATATTCTAAATAGGTGGGATTTGAACTATTTAGGATACACCACTTATCAAGAACTCAAGGAAAACTACGGAGATAGGCTTTTATCTAAAAAATAGCCGTGCCGTACGATGGCGGAACGAAAACGTTGTAAAGGTTTTTAATCTATGGCAAAATTACCGTCAGTATATAAACGCGCCGGCTCGCCCTTGTATTGGGGAAGCCTGATGATAAACGGCACCCGCAAACAGTACGCCTTGTGCGAAAATAAGGCGGCGGCCCAACGTATGCTGGCGGAAACAAAAGCCGCCGCGAACGCTGCCAATAACAACTCCGGCACAACCGTGGGCCAAAAAACGGAAGTGGACAACAAAGAAGTCTACGACTGCATTATTGAAAATCTGACGAAGTAAAGGAGGATGTATGACTGGGTTGGAATTTAAAATAAATGCTTATAAAGCATTGAAAAATATTTGTCCTAAAAATCAACGTTCGCAAAATCCTACATTAGATGGGCTCGCTTGCGATATTTATAACATTATAGAAGGTATTGTCGAGACATTTAAACAATGCGGAGGAACCACCCCCGTTTCTTTGGGCACGAACATTAACACTATTGACGTAGAAGATATTTTGCGCACACATTGGAATTCTTTATTTGCATCAAACTCTGCGCAGAAAGCTGCCATTAATCAAGCGATTGGCACCCACTTATAATTTGACAAGGGCCTAGATTAAAAAATAGGCCCTTTTTTTACTTGTAAAATTGTAAATTATAACTTACAATATGGATATGAAAGAGATACGCTATTTTACCTTACAGGGCAAAACGCCCGTGCTGGACTGGATGAAGCAGTTAGCCGCTAAAGAGAAGCGTTTGTCCGCGATGTATATAGAGCGGCTGGCCTGCGGCAATACGGGGGCGGCCAAAAGTTTAAAAGGCGGCCTGTGGGAACTCCGCCTGCACGTTTCTTCCGGCTTGCGTATCTACTTTGCTTACGAGGGAGACAAACTGGTTATTTTGCTTTGCGGCGGCGATAAAGGAACTCAAAAGAAAGATATAGAAAAGGCCCGCGGGTATTTAACCGTCTGGAGGGAAGTTTATGAATAAATCAAAAAAAGCAGAAATCAAAGTGGATTTTTTGACACAAGACGAATTTGACGCCAAAATGGAATGGACGGCCGAAGACGCGCGGGAATTTGTTAAGCTGGCGGTCAAAGGATTTAAAAAAGACGGCAACCGCGAACTGTTCTTTAGCTGTATTCTGCGCGCTGTCAAGTGGTTGGGCGTATCCAAAGTGTCCCGCCAAATCGGTTTAAGCCGTGTTTGTATTTATGACACCTTAGATGGCGCCAACGCCAACCCGTCTTTAGACACGCTTTCCCGTATTTTGGGGGTTTTTGGCGTTCGTATTAGTTTTGAACTGGCACCGGAAGCAAGACCAAAAAGTTGCGCGGCGAATTATTTAGGGGCCTAACAGGTAAGGAAAAAATCTAACTGCCTGTTGGAGAGTTTATGACAAAGGCCGTACAAGACTATTTAGCCATTCCACTAAAAAGAAAAAAGATACAAACCCTTGACTTTTTTTGCTAAAGTATTTATACTGATATTGTAAATGCTGATTAACTAAGAGCTAGGCAAGCTCGCAGTTTTTCGGCATATTTTTTGCCTTGACTGCTTTGAAAGCCCCTTTCTATCACGAGAGGGGCTTTTTTATGGCTGTTAAGAAAACAAAAACAAAGCTAACCAAAAAACAGGTTAAATTCTGCAAAGAATACCTGCGCACCTCTAACGCTACCGAAGCCGCACGCAAGGCCGGATATTCAAAGAAAACGGCCTATTCTATCGGCTCGGAAAACCTGAACAAACCTGAAATCAAAGAAGAATTAGCAAAAGAAGGCGCAAAAAACGCCGCCAAATTTAACTACACCTTAGAGCAACACGTTGCCGAACTTATGCGGCTTAAAGGTCTTTCGCTTAAAGACAAGCAACACTCGTCCGCTATTAAGTGCGAAGAGCTTATAGGCAAGGTTATGGGCCTTTATGTAGAGCGCAAAGAAGTGGCCCTAGATGTAGAGCCGCGCAACTTTGTGTTTGAAATTGTGAAAGAAAAAAAGAAGTGAAGTTTTATGCAAGCCAAGAAAATAGCTTGTACTACGGTCTTTGAAAAGAATTATAGAAACCCCGCTCCGACGGTTGTAAATGTTGGAAGCGTGCGTTCTAGCAAAAGCTACTCTATCAGGCAATGCCTTATATCCTACGCCCTGCAACACCCGGGGCTACATATTGGGATATGCCGCAAAATAGCCAGCACCTTACAGCACAGCGTGATAAAGCAATTCTTATCCGCCTTGGCTGATTTTGGGGTTTATGATAGGGATAACTTTAACAAATCGGAACGCTTTTACCAGTTTGATTTGAAAGATAGAAACCCAAAGCAAAGCGATATTCTATTTTTCGGCCTTGATGACGTTGATAAGATTAAATCTACCGAGTTCAATATCATTTGGCTGGAAGAAGCGACCGACTTCACTTATGACGATTATAGCTTTCTGCTAACACGTTTAAGCGCACCGAAGCCGGAGGGCTGGGAGCAAAACCAAACGATTTTAAGCCTTAACCCCGGCGATGCTAGGGGCTGGATTAAAACAAAACTGTTACCGCAAAAGGGAGTGGCCTTGATTAATAGCACTTACAAAGATAATCCCTTTCTTTCTGCGGAATACGTTAAAAGCCTTTTGGCTATGAAGGAAACAAACCCCCGGCTTTACAAAATGCTTGTACTGGGCGAATGGGGGCAAACAGAAGGGCGGATATTTGAAAAATGGCAGTTGTACGATAACAGTACGGCACCAAAACACTTTGACGGTGAATTTTTGGGGCTGGACTTCGGTTATAACCACGCTACGGCCTTAATCCGTGCGCAGTTTAGAGAGAATGAAGTTTACTTGTCAGAAATCCTCTATAAACGGCACATAACCAACACCGAACTAATAGAACTTATGGACGGGGCCGAAGTAAGCAAGGAAACGGAAATCATAGCAGACTGCGCGGAGCCGGATCGCATAGATGATATTTTTTTGGCGGGCTACAATGTACACCCCTCAGATAAGCGCGCGGGCGTGGTAGGAATGATTAACACGGTTAAAAAGTACAAGATTTTTATTCATAAGGACAGTAAGAATTTGCAGGAAGAATTTGACGGGTACGAATGGAAAAAGAACTTGCAGGGCGAGTACCTAGACAAATTAGAGCCAAATAAGCAACACGATGACGCTATTGCCGCGGTTAGGTACGCGGTGTATGAGTACGACAAGCAGGCAAACAGGACATTTTTAACGGTATAGGAAATGAACATCTTACAAAAACTAAAACAGAAATTTTTTACTTCCGGCGCAGGCCGCGTATGGCAAATCATATTCGGCGGGCCTAACATCAAAGCCGGGCCAAATAGCTTTTTAGCGACCAATATCCGCGCTATTGCCACGGCTTGCTGTAACGGGGAACTAAAACTTTATAAAGCAGACGGTGAAGAAGTTTCCTACGAACGCAAAACCAAAGACCCTCTGCTTGATCTGCTTTATCAGCCTTCGCCTTACTTTAACGAGAACATCTTTAAGCAAATCTACGCGTGCCAAATGCTTATTTATGGCAACGTCTATTTTCTTAAAAACGGCCGCGATAACCGGGGCCGCCCTACTTCTTTAATCCCTATCCCTGCGCCCTGCGTGTCTATCCGTAAAGACGGCCGCGGCTATCCTATCGGCTACCGCGTAACCACCACAAACGGAGCTACAAACTTTGAACTTACCGACATTATCCACATCTACGAAGGGAACGCCTATGACTTATTTGAGGGCTTCCCGCGCGCCAAACTGTGCGAACTAGACGCGGAAATTATGAACGCGGCAAAAGTGTTTAACCTTGCCTTCTTTAAGAACGGGGCAAGCGTTGGCGGCGTTATCACGTTCTCGGAAGGCGTGCGCGGCGTACGCAAGGAAGATAAAGAAGAAATCCTGCGCGCGTTTAATGATATGCACGCCGGGGCCGAAAAAGCACACCGCACCGCTATTTTGGAACAGGGCGGCAAGTACGAGAGCTTCAAAACTTCCCATAAAGATATGGAATTTGCCGAAGGGCAGAGATACAGCCAACAACAAATTTTCTCTGCTATGGGCGTGCCTCCTGCCTTGGTGGGCTTGTTTGAATTTGCCCCGCAGTTTAACACCAAAGAACAACAAAAGATTTTCTACGAAACAACCATTATCCCGCTTATGCGCCTGCTGTCTGACGCGATTAATGAAAACCTTATCCCGGATTTCTACAAAGACGAAAGCGTATATATGGCCTATGATTTCAGCCGCGTAAAAGCGTTAGAGGAAGACTGGCTTACCAAAGCGCAGGCCTTGCAGATTTTGGCGCAGAAATTCCCGCTTAATGAATGCAAAAGGGCCTTGGGCTTGCCTTTCTCTGATGTAGCCGGCGGCGATGAAGTGCCGGATCCTATTCTTTCGGCGTTTGGCTCTTTGTCTGCCCCTGCTATGCAACATAAGGGCGTTAAGAAATTGCGCATTATCGAGCCTACGGACGCACAGCAACGCGCCCATAAAGCCGCTAAATTAAAACTTTATGAAGAACTAGGACCGGTTATGGAAGAAGCGATGAAGAAGCATTTCTCCAATCAGCATAAACTGGTTAAAGACTGGTTAGAAAACGGGAACAAAGACACCGCACTAACCTATGACGCAGTATTTGGAAGCCAAAAAGACCAAGTTAAAGCCTTGCTTCTGCTTAAAATACCCGCGCTTTCTACCATTTTTAACGCAGGGCTTGAATTTGAAAAGGGGTACGTACAGAGCCTTAACCCGAACAAAGATTTTAGATTTACGGGCAAAAAGGATATGCAAGACCGCGTTAGATTTTGGGCCGAGAAATACGCGCTTAAATGGGCCGACAGTATTGAACATACCACCCTTAAAGATTTAGACGCTATCATTAAAACCTTAGTCAAAAACGGGGAAAGCAACGAAACCATAAACCGCGCGGTATTGGCTTTCTTCTCTGAAAACGGCTACGAGCCAACGGACGACGCAAACGGGCAGACCGTGTATAATCGCGTGCGGACCATTGTTCAAACCGAAACCTTAGCCACGATTAGCGAAAGTGCGCTTGACGCCTACCGTTCTACCCCGTATGTAACTGGCAAAAAGTGGATCTCTACAAAGGGCGTTATCGACCACCATGTAGGGCATTTAGAAATGGACGGGCAAACTGTGGGTATCAATGAACTTTTTATAAACCCGATTACGGGCGACGAAACAGAAGCCCCGGGCAGATTTGGACTTGCAGATCAGGACATTAATTGCTTATGCGATATAGGGCCGCAAGTTTTGGAGGAAGAATAAATGGAAAACTGTAAAACCTTTACGGGTAAAAAGTCCTTCGATATTGCAGAAGTAAAGGCGGTATCTGAGGGCGGCGTAGTACGCATTAGCGGGTACGCAAATACAAAGTATGTAGCCGACAGATACGGGGACATTCCTATGCCTTTCGGCCGCAATTATGTGTATGAATTGGAAGATTACAAGAAAAATCCTGTTTTAATGCTTGACCATTGGGGAACCGTTAAAAACATTGCCGGGGGTGTAACCGAAATCCACGAGGACGAAAAAGGCCTCTACTTTGAAGCCACCCTGTCTAATAGTGCTTTGCCGGAAGTAGCGCACGCCCGAAAACTCATTGAAGAAGGGTTTTTGAAAACAGTTTCTATCGGCGGGACGTGGTTTTATGAGGACAAATTAAACGAAAGCCACCTGACCCTCGCCAAAATTTACGAAATTTCCCTTGTGGCAATTCCGGCAGACCCTAACGCTACTTTTACCGAAAGAAAAAACGCGGAAGAAACCACGGAGCCGGAAACCGCAAAACCCGAGGATAAACCGCAAGCGCAAGAGGCTAAGCAAGCGGACACCGAAGCCAAAGCCGAAGAAGCGCAAGCGGTAGAACAGGCATTAGAAAAGATGTTTGTTTTTGAGGCCCAAAACAAAATCAAACAGTTTGAAGCAAAACTTAAAGGCCCGAAACAGGGCAAGGAGTAACTAATAATGGAAGAACAAGTGAAAAACGCCCAAAATGGGCTGGACGCGTTAAACGCTAAACTTGACGATGTGCTTTCCGCCGCCGCCAAGTCCGACGAAAACGCAAAAGCCGCTATGCAAAAAGTAGCGGAACTGGAAGCGCAGGTTGCTTCTCAAAAAAATATGCAGGATATTTCTTTTGTTCCTGCTGGCAAAAAAGCCGATGAAAAGGAATTGAACAGCAAAATCAAATCCTTTTTGAACGATGTTAAAGCTGCCCGCTTTGGTGCTACCAAGGCCGCCTTGCAGGCTGGTGCGACTCCCGGCTCTTACTTAGTGCCGGAAGGTTTTGTTCCAACCTTGGTTGATTTGCTCGCCAAACAGCCTTCTTTCATCAGCCGCACCCGCATTTTGCCTTGGGGCTTGGACGGTAACACCCGCCAAATCCCTAACTTAGCGGCTCGCCCGAATGTTTCCAAAGTCGGCGAAGGTGCTTCTAAACCCGTATCTAACCCGGTGTTTGGACAGTTTACGCAGGTATTAGTAAAAGCCGCCGCTATCGTGGTTTTAACCAAAGAATTGGCGGAAGATAGCGCGATTGATATGGCCCGCTTATTGCCCGATATTATCGCCCCGGCCTTCGTGGAATACTACAACAACTGGATCTTTAACGGCAACGGCGATGAAAACCCGGGCATTTTGACCGCTTCCGGCGTTCTTAATCCGACGGTTGCCTCCGTTTCCAGCTTGCTGGCCCTTAAAATGGCCGTGCCGGATCACGTCCGCGCCAGCGGCTCTTTCTTCATCGATACCGCGCTTTATGGTGAATTGGCCTCGTTGAGTCGTTCTGCCGCGCCTGCGTGGTTGTATTACGAAGAAGGCGAAATGCGCATTGACGGCTCTGCCGTTGAGCCTGTGGAAACCGCGCTTATCGGTGCGCGCAATGCTGTGTTCGGCGATTTGAACAACATTATCTTTTCGCCGAGAACGGATATGACGGTCAGATATAGCGAAACCGCCGAAGTGGTGGACGGATCTACTACCCATCATCTTTTCCAAGAGAACAAAGAGGCTTACCTCTTTGAGTCCCGCGCCGCGCTTACCGTTATCGGTAGCGTTTGGGCCAAAGCGACCGTTCCGGCCGCCTAAGCCTAGTCAATTATGGGGCGGTGGTAAAAACGCCGCCCCAATATAGGAGCAAGAAAAATGAAAGATTTTACCCTTAAAAGATATGTAGTAAAAAAAGCCTTCGGCCCTTATAAAGAAGGGGCAGTAGTAGCCTTTCACGGCGAGGACGCTAAACGCTTCGCTGAGAATGTAAAAGAATTGAAAGAGAAGGAAGCCGAAAAATCCGCCGATGAAAAAAATGGCGGCAAGGCTGGAACTAAATAATTTAATGCGGGCGCAATATGGAACAAGAATACTTAATTCCCTTAGATAAAGTGAAACAAATTACCGGGGCCGGAACTGATGCAGAAGCGGCGGCGCAGATTAACGCCGTGCAAGAGATGATAGAAGCATACCTTGCTGTCACGCTTATTAAGACCGACTACACGGACGAAAAAATCACTTTGCCCTATGGGTGGCAGTCTGTATTGCGTCCGCGTTTTGCTCCGATTAATTCGGTAGCGCAAATCAATTTCTTAAAAGCCGACGGGGAATATGCACCGTATCAAGGGCATTATGCCGTAGGAAAAATCAGCGTGGAGCTACTTTGTGGACAACACCCGGGCCATATAGCCGCGGCGCAGATAAGCTATAACGCAGGGCTTTATGATAACTTTTCCCAAGCACCGGCCTTACTTAGCCAAGCGGCTGAAAAACTGCTTGCTTGGAACGCAAATCCCGACGCATTAAACGGCTTTGCCTCTGAACATTTGGGCGATTATAGCTATACCAAAGGTGCAATGGTGCGCGGCGTGCCGGAAATTATCGCGGGTATGCTTGACGGAGTTAAAATATGAGCTTTAGAGGCCTGTTAAATGATACCTGCGACATCTTAGCGCGCGTAGAAGGACAGGACGAAGCGACGGGACAAACTGTAAGTACATTAGAGCCTGTGGCGCAGGGCATTAAATGCGCTTTTCAAAATGGCGGCGGTAGCATTGACCGTACAGGCCGCATACAAACGGGGAACAATACGGACAGAATTTATTTATTCCCGCTTGATTTTGACCTTAAAAAGCATTTTCACGTTATCGCGGTACGCGGGGAACAGTATAACATTACCGAATTAACCGATTTAGGCGGGCGCAAAAGATATATGCGCGTAAATTTAGAACGGGTGGCACTTGATGATTAGGCTAACTACTAAAAATTTTGAGAAGGTACGCCAACGCCTTGAGCAAAAGGAGCGTTCTATGCTTGACGCTATGGTTAAAGCACATAGCGAACTTGCGTCCCAAGCATCCACCAAATTAAAAGAAGGGCTTTCACAGCGTGCCGGACGGGATCAAAAAGACCCGAATTATTCCAACAGCCCAAAAGGTGCTTTGCCTTACGGCCACACTATGCGCCTAAGAAATAGTATCGGCTTTAAGATTATGTTAGCCGCCAATAAAGTAACAAGCGAAATCGGATCGGGCGCAAAGAATACGCCCATTAACTACGCTAAGTATTTGGAAGGGCACAACGGCGACGGGATCAGACCGTTTCTTTGGTATGTGGAGCCTATCTATAATTCTCATAAACTTTTAGCGCGATTTTGGCAACATTACAGGGCTTCGCAGACTAAGGGGGCATAAGATGATAGAAAGCATTATTTACGGCGTTCTAAAAGCAGATACGCCCCTTCAAAACATTTTAGGGGCTACGCAAAGCGACAGCAAAATATACCCGGATAACGCAAACCCTGGGAATTTGCCCTGTATCGTTTATTATGCGGATCAGCCTACAAACCCCAACAATGAGCCTTGGGGATATCAGCAGAATATAACCTTTGAATTTTGGGCCAAAACAAAAACGGAGTCTTTGGCTATCCGAGATCGGCTCTATACGATTTTTAATAAATTTGACCGTTTCTTTAATTCTTCGGCTATGGCCCAAGGGATTATTATCCGCGAGTGCCACGCAGTACCCGCGCAGTTAACAAACAATTTCCAACTGGAAACGGAACAGGCGATAAACGCCGTAGTCAGTTTTGATTTTCAATTCACAAAGTGCGCACAAGCGCAAGGAGAGTAAAAAATGGCAGAACAGCAATGTCAAAACACCGTTTTAGGCGGTGCTAAAAGCGTAAAAATTGCGCCGCTTGGCGCGGAAAAAACGGCCGCTATTGATTTGGGCTTTACCAATGGCGGCGTAACCTTAACGGCGGCGGTAGAAAAGACGGATGTAGTAGTCGACCAAAGCGTGGTACCTGTGCGCAAAATTGCTACGGCCGCACAATACACGCTGTCTATCCCGTTGGCAGGTATCACGCCGGAAAACTTGGCGTTAGCCTTTGGCGTGGAACTTGACGGAAGCGGTATCGCTACTTTAACCAAGGAATCCTATTATCAAGTATGGATCGAAACCGACGGTCCAGTAAATGACAGCGGCGTAAAAGCAACCCGCGAATTTTACTTTGCCAAGGTGTCCTTTAACGGAACGGGCGAAATCGCTTTGTCCCGCACCGACCAGCAGACCGTAACCTTGGAAGGCTCTATCGTAAATTGCCCCACGGAAGGCAAAAACACGGGCTTTATGTCTGTAAACGACAGCTACGCGGGGGCCTAATGTTCAAATTCTTTTCTTCAAAGAAAGAGTTAGACATCACGGACGCTTTGAACAAGAAGCGGGCAACTATCACTATCGGCGGCGAGTCGGTAGTGATAGAAGCCTTTAAACTGGGCAAGGCGTTGGAATTGTTCGCGGCGTTAGGCAACGCGACAGAACTGGTAAAGCTGGCGGGTGGGGATATAACCGCATTAAACCGCGCTTTACTGGTTAAAATGCCCGTTATCCTGCACTTTTGCATTCCGGGCAAACAGATAGACCCCGACCGCGTAACCTTGGCAGAATTTGCCGATTTGCTCCTTGCGGTGTGGTGCGTCAATGATTTGGAGCGTATTTTTGCAAATTTTTACCGGGCAACGCAGTCGATACCACAACTAACGCAGGGTTTGGCGGCGTTGCAAAAATAATAAATGAATTTTTCGGGCAGAAAATAGATGATTTAAGTCTTACGCAGATAAACGCCTATGTTTTGGAATGGGCCAAAGCGCAAAAGGCGGAAAAAGAGGCCTTGAAGCATAAAGGGCCTACTACGCGGCTAACAGGCAACGAAAGCCTTGGGTCGCTAAAAAAACTAGGTTTCAAAATAGGGAACAGAAGCAATTAAGACTTAAAAGGAAGCAAGGCGGCTAAAAAATGGATAAGGATAGCACCAAAAACTACCGCCTCTAATTTTTCCATAAAAGAGGCTTGTTTCCAGTCCTTGCCATAATTAGCTTTGAAGATATCGTTTAGTGTCATACCTATATTGTAATGAATAAAAAGGATTTTTTCAATGGCAGGAGAAGAAAAAGCAGTTATAGTCATTCAAACTATCTATGAAAACAAAGGCGAGCTAGAAGCCAAAAAGGGAATGGACGCCGTTGCTAAAAAAGCCGAAAAAGTGGGCCAAGCAACCGTTACCGCAGGTAAAGAAGGCTCTAACTCTTTCAATGTCTTGCAATCCGGCGTGGCGCGCTTTGCGGGTGCGTTGGCCGCCGCAAAGGGCGTTATTGATTTCTTTGCTTCCAGTATTGCGGAATACCAAGAACACGCCCGAAGCGTGTCTATGCTTGCCGCGGCCTTTCAAAATGTGGGATATACTGCTTCCGGGGCTATGGCGCAGGCTAAGGCATTCGCTGATGAAATGGAAGCCTCCACAGGTTTAGCAGGGGAAACATTCCTAAACGCCCAGCGCACCTTGGCAAATTACAAAGTTGTCGGTGTAGAAGCGCAAGAAGCAATCCGCGCCGCTTTTGCTTTATCTGCTAACCAAGGTATGAACTTTGAAAACGCGCTTATGCTTATCGCTCGCGCAGCCGCAGGATCTACCTCCGCCCTTTCCCGTTATGGAATTACGCTTGACGAAAATGTAAAAGAGGGCGATAAATTCGCCGCGGTAGTAGGAAAAATAAACGATCAGTTCGGGGCTTCCGCGCAGGCTACTATGGGGGATATGACTTCCAAGGTAGGCGTTTTGAAGGAAACTTGGGGAGGATTTAAGGAACTTGTAGGCGAAGGGCTTTCCCAAGGGCTTACACCCGTTTTAGGCCGGCTTACTACGCTTATGGAGTGGTTGCAGAAAGGTTTTGTTATTCTGTCTAACGGTTGGGGGCTTACTTTTGATCTTATAAACATCGGCGCAAAGTCTGTTGAGGTTGCTGTAGATGGTATTATTTTGGGTTTCCGAAAAGCAATTACTGCGGCGGCTGAACTGGGCAACAAAATAAAGCTAGTATCTGATGAGCAAGTAGCGGCGGCGCAAGCCGCAGAAGAACGCGCGGCGCGTGAAGTGGAAAGTGGCGTGCGCCAAATTTCTACTCTAAACCGAATGAAAACGGAAATCTTTGACCTATCCAAGTTAGAAAATAAGGTTTCGGAAGAACAGCAAGCAGGGCTTGACGCACAGGCGGCTAAAATTAACGCTTTGCGCGGAGCGCAAGAACAAGCGCTTGAAGTGACCAAGGAAAAGACGGACGAATTAAAGCGGCAACAGGAAATTTTGGATAATATGGGCCTTTCTTCTTCGGAAGATTTGAAAGGCTGGGATAGGAACGCAAGCGAAAGCGAGAAAGGGCCTACACCGTTAGAAACATTTGCAGGCGGCGCGAGCCAAGTAGCTACGGCAGAAAATGCCGTTATGCAATACGAAGCGGAATCCGAACGCTTGGAAGAATTGCGCGCACTTAAACAGCAGTACATAGACCAAGAAATCACGGACGAAACACTCAAACAAGAAGCCTTGCGCAACCTTGAACAGCAATACAACACCCAACGCCTTGCCAATGACAAAAAATCAGCCCAAGCAAGACAGCAAGTCTATGGCTCTATGTGGTCGGCTCTTACGGGTTTGGCTTCGTCTGAAAATAAAAAGGTGGCGGCCGTTGGTAAGGTTGCAAGCATTGCTCAGGCCACTATGTCTATGTTCACAGGTGCGGCCAAAGCCTTAGAATTACCCTTCCCGGCAAACCTTGCGGCTGTAGCCACAGTATTAGCACAGGGGGCGGCGTTAGTTTCGCAAATTGAAGCTGTAAAACTTGCAAAAGGCGGTTTAGTGAAAGCGGTTACGGGTGGCGTGCCTGCTGTTATTGGCGAAGGTGGCTCTGATGAAGCTGTACTGCCATTAGACAACAGCCGCGCTATGCGCCGCATAGGTGGGGCTATCGCGGAAGAAAGCGGCCCCGCCGGGCTTGCTGGGGCCATTACGGTAAATGTAAATGTTACGGCAAACGGAGGCCTGCCAGCCTTTCTAAACGAACTTACAGAAGCCACGCAAAACGGCGTTACGGAAGCGTTAAGATACGCAAACGTCGCAGTTAAAGCGGGCAACGAACAAAGCGGGTATAGCGTATGATTAAGAAACCTTACATATTTTTAAGTCAAAATTTTTCGCGCCGGGTAGTGGACGGAAACGGAAACGATATTTCCGGCCAGCTTAACAACATTGATACGGTGGCCTTACCGCTTACGCTTACCTTCTTTCTCTCTGACAGGTGGGGTACGATTAAAAACCACAACCTAGATACGCTTATTTTGCGCGATACGAATTTACAAAATATCAGCATTGAAGCCGCAGACAGCGCAGGTAACTATTCGGAACTTTTCAATGTGCAAGGCAATACGGACTCTACGGTTATGTTCTCGGCCCCCGCGCCTGTAACTACTTCTTCTTTGCGCATTACCATTCCGGCAGAGGGAAACCCGCAAAAGGTGCAAGTGGGGCAAATTGGATTTTTTAACCACATCACGGATCTGTTCGCCCTTACTGACGGAAACTTTAAGAGGGAAACAAACCAAGGGAGCTACCGCACGCTATCGGGCGATATTGTTTTTTATGGTGATTATCAAAAATGGGAAGCCAAAATCAAAATAGAAAACCTCCCGCAAGAGCAGTTTGACGCGCTGAACGCGGCTATTATGGCAGATAATGTCTTGACGGTTATTCCGTTTAAGGATTTTGATCCGACGGCTATCTATGAGTGCTATGTTTCGCCCGAATTTTCCTATGAGGTTGATAGAAAAACGGCCCTGTATTCGGCCACTTTGGAGGCAAAAGAACTATGACCGAAATCCCGGCAGAATTGGCTGCTGTTATTAAAAGCGGCGATTTGCGCCAGCTTAAAGTATTTTGCACGTTCTACCGAAACAAGTGGGACGCGGAACAGAACGTTTTTAAATTGGAAGAAACGCCCCTTGATATTACGGAACAGGTTGTAAAGTGGGGCACGCTTTCCACTAAACTAGACGTGGGCGAAATCAGCGAGTTTACGGCAAGCAATATGACGCTGACCCTGTCGGACCCGCACAACCACTTTGTGGAAGAAACGCCGGAAAGTTATTTCCCGGCCGGATATCAAATTTATGGGTCGCGCGTGGATATTTCCTGCGGGACAGAAACCGATAAAACGCCCTTATTTAGCGGTGTAATTAAAACACTGCCGAACTATACGCCGGAAAAGTATCAGCTGTCTTTGACGCTGGTGTCGCCCTTGGAGCTGTTAAATGATGTAGAGGCAAAAGAGTACAGCGATAAAGTGGTGGGCGAAGTTTTAACGCTGGACCACAAAGAAGATGACAATCAACCCGTATACAAAACGGCTAACCTGGGCGTGGGCGGTTTTAATGCGGTATATGCAAATGGTGTCAAACTGTATGATGGCGTGGATTACGAGGTGTCAAATGTTAATGAGGCTAATTCTGTAGCTTTTGTACAAATTACCAAAGCAGATTTTTACAGTGCGAACATAACGGCCGATTATTACTGCTGGAAAAGAAATAAGAGTATTGAAAACATCTTAAATGAACTTTTGCAGGTTGCTGGATATCAAGTAGAAGATATGGATATATCTTCTGTATCTTTTAACAGCCAAATTAGGAGCGAAAAAAATTTATCTGCTTTAGCCAGTTTGGGGTTTATTGGTAAAAATGGAAATTATATTGAGGACGCCGGAAACCATTTTTTCTGGGGAACAGTTGTAGATAATAATTTTAATCAACCTAATGCAAGAACGAGTATATTTCCAAATAGGTTTATCATTAATTTGTCATTTGGTGGAAACCATATAGATTACAGTGATTGCTCGTATGTTTTTGGAGATTTGAATAGTAATTTGACGCACAATGGATGGTATAACTTACAGGACAGTGTTGTAAGTGGACTATGCCTATATAAAGAAAGCACTAGGATTTTTGCGTATTGGCGGTTAAATGGGCAAACCGTGCGAAGCTATGAATTCTCTACTCGTAATTATTCTGTATCAGTAGAAAAAAATGGAAACAACTACTCGGTTACAATAAACGGGATTACGGTATCGCAAGAGTTAGATTTTGAAATGCCAACAAATAAAAAAAACGAGGGCGTGGTTTTTGACTGGAGAAGCACATTGTCTAGTTTTTCATTAACCGCCCTTGATAATAATGGTTCAGTTATTGCGGTTCTGGATAAACCGGCCTTATTACTCGTGCCACAAACAGATAACTCGTCGGCAGTGGTTTGGAGTGATTTTAAGGCCGACTTTTCAAATAAAGATATTCAGTATACCACCTTATACCGCATTTCTAATGACAATGTAAATTGGGGAAATTGGATTGAATTTGACTCAGCAAATGGGATATCTGTTAATAGTGTTTACATCCAATTTCTAACAAATATAGTTACACATCCGACAAATGCTTCAACTGATATTGATTATCCGAGATGTTATTTTTTATCCGATGCCATAACATTAAACTTTATAGACCTATCCGGCCAAACGGTACTTGATGTTATTAAAGATTTAGCCCTGATTTCCGGCTATGAGTTCGGCATTGACCGAAACAACGTGTTTTTCTTCCGCCCGCGCACCACTAGCACCACCCCGGTTTATATTTTGGACGAAAAAGAACTGGTCAAAATAGATACCGTCCAACGCGATGTTAAAGAATTGGCGACAAAAATCACGCTTAATTTTGCCGCAATTCCGCTGGAATTTTACGCCAATACGGGCGACAGGCCGACCGCCGTGGACCGTTACGGCGTGATAAACCGCGATATTGATAAACCGCAAATCATAAACTACGATAACCCGGAACTCGCGCAGGCTATCGGGCCGCAGTTGTTGGCGATTTATTCCGCCCTGTCAAATACTATCACTTGCACGGGCAAATTTAACCTTTCATTGGAATTGGGCGACGTGGTAAACCTGCAACGCGAAATGCCTCTCACGGTACCGCCAAATTACGCCGATTATACCAAGTACGAGCGGCTAAACACCTTTTACCGCGCGTGCAAAATAACCGGCTTAAATTACGATTTTGCCAAACGGCAGATTAAATACACTTTGCGCGACGTTTCCAACAAAAACAACGCGCCGGAAAAAGAATTTTACGAGTATCAAACCATATTCCCAACACCGCTTGACTATAAGGAGTAAGAAATGAAAATTGATGATAAAGTAGACGCAGTATATATACCTGATAGCCCGAGCCGGATCAAGGCAACGGATTACAACCAAATCAAAAATGAAATTCAGGGCGCGATAGAACTGGCTGGTATGGAGCCAGAAAAAGATGTTATTCAGTTTCCAACGGCCATTAAACAGTTGACAGAGCAGAGTGGTGCGGCCGAAATGGAAAAGATTACGGCAGAGGGCACCAAGCAGGTTGGAATTGTTACTGCCGCCGGGACGGCACAAAAGGCCGCGGTAGAAACTGTCGGCGCGGAGCAAGTATCGGCTGTTGAGGCGGCTGGCACTGCGCAAGTAAGTAAGGTGCAAAAGGAGGGGAGTGAACAGATTGCGGCCGCTAAAAACTGGGCTAGCAAAACAGACGGCCCGGTGGAGGAAGACCTTTATTCGGCTAAAAAATATGCGCAGGATGCGGCGCAAAGCGCGCAAAATTCCCGTGGACTTGCCATCGGGCAGTTAGTGTGGAGCCAATCCTCATTAGCCAAAGACAACCCCGGCTGTTTGCCGCTTTGGACGGGCGAATACTACACCAACGCCTCCACGCTGTACCCCGATTTTTACGCGTGGGTAAAAAGCCACCCCGAACTGTGCAAAACCAAAGCCCAGTACGACCAAGCCCTGTCCGCTTACGGCGAGTGCCCTTATTATGTGGCAGACGAGGTGGCAGGCTCTCTGCGCTTGCCGAAACTCGTAAATTACATTAAAAGCGCGGACGAAACGAATGGCATTACGCAAGGCAAGGCTGGGTTGCCTGACCATACGCACAGAGCACCTTATGGTAAAAATGATAATCGAGATTACCACTTGCAAGGTAACGGATATCCACACCCGGCAACAAGTGAATGGTTTACGACAATAAACGGGTATGGGAAAGATAGCACCCCTGCCTCTGAAAGTAATTCCATATATGGCGCAAGCGATACCGTAACACCTGCCCATACCACGCTTTACCCGTGGGTGTGCGCGTATAATGCGGCGGTGCCCGCTAGTACGGCACAGGCGGCAGAGTTTACAGGTGCTTTATCCGGCAAAGCCAATATGGATTTGTCTAACGTGCCGAATGCTTCCAAATCGGCGTTACTGGATTTATTGGCTAAGGATACTGCCACTTGGGCGACCTTGGTAAACGCTACTGATTTTGTG